TCCCCACCCGTCTGAATTATCGGCTTGGAAAGAAACATAGGTGTTCGTATCTTTTGTAACTGTGAGGGCGCTAGTTCGGTAAGCAACTGGGGCAAGAGTTCTATCTGCGCCAGCAACCATTCCAATAGCAAGCAAGTCTGCACCCGAATTTATTAACCATGTTTGGTCATCAGGTTTTGGAGCGTAGTTGCTTAGGTATCGAACTGAAGGCAAGGTATTCGTATCTCCAGCAATTTGAACATCTATGGTTCTATCAGCATTGACTGTGATTACCTTGCCCTGGCGCACTCGCAAGGTTGGGGCAATAATGTCACCCTTGATTTGACTGACTAAATAACTCAAGTCCATCAGAATCTCCTACTTCTTCCGATTGCGTTCATTGTGCCAGTTGCCGCTAAAGGGATTGAGATGGCATCCAACATTAGAATTTTATCTACTCCAACTGGCGAGCGCGTAACCTTAACTAAATCAAAAACATCATGGGCAGGGTTTACCAACTGGTCCCATGTAATTTTTTCTGAGGCGCCGATGACTTTCTTTAATTCCGCCGCCGCCGCTTCTTGAGCCTCGCCAACTGTCAAGATTGTAGGAGATGACTTAAAGAGGGGAACTTCTCCGTAGGTCTTTCGGTAGGTAGGTGAACTCGGGTTGTCGTCCCAAGCCTCACCGATAACTCCAATACTTAGATTGGTTCCCTCGCCTGTGTAGATAACTCCGTTATAGGACTCATCGATTGAAAGAGAACGAGCAATCTGAACAAGGACTGAATCGCTTCCATCTGTATAGGTAGCAACCGCGGTTCCCTTATCAGGGTCAGGGATTGGTCTCATGCGAGCAATGCCGTTTTCATCAAAGTACAAATCCATAGACGCGGACTCAGCAATCTTTAGAGCCTCGCGCCAAGGGTCACTTGATTGGTCAAGGGTTGGATATAACAAAGTTGTTACTTGGTTTGTGGCAGGAAAGATAGTTTTAACTTTTGGATAGCGGTACTTGAGAATGTTCTCAATGGCTGTTTCTTTTGCCGTACCAGCCTCAATATAAAACTCATGGTTGGTGAACTTAGCCCTAGCCAAAATAAGACTTCTATCTGAGCCTTTGATTGAAACCTTAACGCCTTGAGCGGATTCGGTTATATCGACGCTCGTAATAATAAATACGCCAAGGGGAACTAATTCCTCTGTTCCGTCAGGGAAAGCAATTCCTCGGTAAATCTTTACCTCACGGTTATATGGCAGAAGAATTGAAGAAATGTTATTTGTGGGAACTAAGGTTCCATCTGTATCTACGAACTCCAAAGTACATTCACGGCGAATTGACCGACGGTTATCAATGGTTACATCTCCGCTTATAGGGGAGGCTGTACTCAAGATGGTTCCGTTAGCCATATCGTAAATCTCAACTTTGACTGTTGTTGAATGAGATTTCCGAACTGCCTCTTTGAAGTCAGCCGAGACTGGATACATTACGGCGCTCCGACCTCGAAGTAAGTAACCTTAACTCTACGAACTAGAGAGTTAATGTTTCCTGATTCCACCCAGTTTCTATCTACAAAGCGAACATACTTTTGGCGACCTAGAGGGTCATGGACATGAAGTGTTCCTTGATAAGTTAGGACTGGATATAACGCATCCCACTCGGTCTTGCCAGTAGTAACAAACTCATAAGTGCCATCAACTCCATAAATGGATTGAGACACAATTACAGTCTTAGACGCGCCAAGGGGTTTGAATACTCCATACGCCTCAACAATGGTTGAGTTCAAAGGTTGTAAAACTTTGATACCAACAACTTTGACAGTTGGCTTTTGTGGTGCAGTAAATGACCAAGTTTCAGGATTGGTAATTTGAATTGGTACGGTAGTTGTATACCCCGAGGAGATTGTTGCCATTAGATGTCAGCCCTCGCTTTCGCACGATAAGTAACGGTTTTATCAAGAGGAACTTCATAATCATTAAGTTCAGCAATCTGTGTAGCGGTAGCGGTTACTGGACTATTTCTGATTGCTGTATATGTAATCGCATCATCGGAGCGCTCAATATCAAAGACGAAAGAACTGAAGCCGCCGCGGGTAAAGACTGCCTCATCTCCAGCATGGAAAGCAATCTTGTCTACATAATGAACTCCGCCTGAACTTGCGCTTACTATCTTAACAAATACTTGAGCGTGTGTTGCAGTAGGTGGAGCCAATACTGTCGCACTCGCAGTAACAAAGGCTGAACTCGTTGCGCTAACTGCTGTTCCAAAAGTTGTACTGATTGTTGTACCAGTTGTTGTTAGGTATCGAATACCAACTTGGCATGAACGAGTAGTGCTACCTGCCCTGAAATCGGCGATGGCTGAAAACTCTTGGTTTGCTGTTACTAAAAACTTTGTTCCAATAGTAGTTGATGCAACTGCATCACCAGCGGCACTAGCAGTTACTTCTAAAGAAGCGCTACCGATTGATGCTTGAGCGGTTGAGCGAGCAATCGCGCAGTTAGTTGTTGCTTCCCATCCCGTTGTGTTTGTTTCGAGGGATGCTTGGTTTGGGGATAAAACATTAGTTCTTCCGAATACAGTTACAGTTACAGCCCCCTCAGTAGAATCATAAAACGCAGTAATCAAAGGCGTTGCTGGAGCATCAACATCAATAGTGAACTGACTGTAAGCCCAGTCGCTAAAGTAGTTTGAGCCATTAACTAACTGAGCAACTCGAACATAAGCGCGATAGGTTGTTCCGTCTGCTAAGTCTGCTTCAAGAGTTTGACCATTATTGCTTGATGTAACAATGCCAGTTGTTACCGTTGGCGTTGATGTATCCTCGTCAAAACTTGCGCCACCGTAAGTTACGGAGTCAAAGACTTTAATCTCATAAGCGTTTTGTGGGTCTCCATCTGCGTCTGCATAAGTCCAAACAACTGATGGGAATGTTGTATCTGTAATTGTGCTAGTAGGAGCAGTCACGGTAACTGTTGGTTGAGTAGTTGTAACTACATCGATAAACAACTCATAGAGACCAGCACGGTCAGCGCTTAGTATTGCGTTATCAGCAAACTTAACTACAAGATTATCAATTAGGGTTTGAGTCCACGCCTCACCATTAGGGGCTGTTGTAAGTTTGAGAGCAGTATCAAGGGTAGTCAAAGCAAGAGTGTTTGCTTTCGAGAAAGGAACTGAGTAACTCACGGTACGACCATTTCGGTCTGTGATAACTCCAAGGCTCAACTCAATAGAACCTGTTGTTCCAATAGTTGCTTTCGCCCGAAGATTGACATAGGCAACCCTCTCGGTAGCCGCCAAAGTTTGTGTGCCGAACTCGGCTTCGTAGGAGGCTGGAACTGTTGTACTGGTACGGGTTATGAAAGTTGAATCGCTGTCATCAGCAAGCGCCGCATGAACTGAAGCCGAACCGCCTGAGATAGTAAAAGCCGAGGCGTTGTTCCAGTTTGCGTTAGGGCGAAGTACATAAGTAGCCATTATTTGTTAGCCAACTCCTTTGCCAATATAGCGAATGTTTCTTGAATTCGTTGGGTAATGATGTCACCCTTTTCATCAATGTCTTTTGCTCCAGTTGTATCGACATTCACAACAAAAGCGCCTTGTTCAATAACAATGTTGTTTCCGCTGACGCCGCTGATTCGTGCTTGCTCATCGACAACCTTAGCGATACCTAATTGAGCATTAGCAATCTGTTGCCCGAACGCCGCTTCAGAACCGAACTTACCAATCGAGGCACCAGTAAAACCAATCTGCTTTTGAAGTTCATTGATTTGACTAATAGCATCGGCACCGCCACCAAGAATTGACGCCGCAAGTTGAGCGCCCTTGATTGGTCCTGATTCAACTAAATCTTTAATAGCACCTGCATCAAGACCCAAGCCCTGAAGTGTAAGAATTTGGTTTGCAAACTGATTGCTCTTATCCAAACGCATCCGCATATTTTCAATAAGGGACTTAGCCTTTGGAATAAACCCATCAGGTAACTCAACTCCCTTAAGACCAGCAAAACTTAGGATGGTGTCTTTAAGTGAATCAGCAAACTGTTTAGCCGCATCTTGTAAATCTGTAAGCACATCACGCATTGACTCAATACCAGCGGTCATTGCATCACGAATTTTCTTCATCAAGTCCGCTGAGTTTTGAAGTTCGTTAAGGGTGGCATCATCTTCGCCGTTCATACCCTCTAAAGCCTTGGCTCGCTTTCTTTCCTCTTCAAGCACATCGCCAAAACCTAAGCCTTTTTTAAGCATTTCTCCAAGGTCACCAAAGGCATCAGTTACTTTCCCAAGGACATTGCCAGTAGTGAATGACTTAACTGCTGAGGCAAAGCCAAGAATTGTTTCTCCAGCCTTAAGGCTAAGTGAACTTAGGTTCTCAACTAAGAACTTACCGACCTCAACATCTTTGAGACCTTCCATAACATTAACTAATTTTTCAAGTTGAGGAATAGCAAAATCAACTACCTTCTCAACCATGTCCCCAAGGATGTCGCCTACTTCAAACTGCTTGAGTTCATAAACAAATGAACCAACCTTGCTGACCGCCCCGCCAATAATTTTAGAAGCGTCGGAAAGTAACTGAACTAACTCAGTTCCTAATTTAATATCGCCAGCCTCAATAATTGTTTCGCCAGCCATCTTAGCGAAACCACCCACTTTTGTTAAGGCATCAGAAACGGATTGAACTAAAGCCTCAGCAATAGGAACCTTGGTGACAGCAAGAATTGTGTCACCAATCTTCTTGGAAGTGTCTCCAATTTTTTTCAACCCGCCTGAAACAAAATTAACTAAATCAGTTCCAAATTCTTTTTCGCTTAAAGTGCTTGCAGTTTTTGAAACCCCGACTAAAGTGCTTTGGAAAACTTTTACTTTTGCTATAACTTCGTCAAGTGCCTTATCGCTTATTACTTGTTTTGTTGCGTTAGTAATACTTGTAGCAAAATTACGGATTGGCTTTGCTAGGTTGTTGAAAGTTTCTCCAACTGACTCGCCCATAGTTGTAAATTTTTCAGAGAGACTATCTAACGGTCCTGCGAGCGCTCTTGTTAAGATACTGCTCCGCGCCGCGTTTGCCGCATCCTTAAAAAATGTAGCAATTTTTTCAGAAGCGGCTTTAACAAAAGAACCAATTTTTTCTAAAATAGAGGCTAGTGAATTTGGAATGAGAGCAAGGGCTTTTCCAACTCCCTCAGCAAAATTGTTAAACAAACCGATTGCTATATTAAGACTTTCGCGGTTACCTTTAACCCAGTCAATTAGAGCGCCTATTATTTTTGCCAAGAATCCTGATACCTTGCTTACAAGATTGAAATAAACTTCGGCAATAAAGTTGATGACTTTGGATATGCCCTTACCAACAAATGAATTGGCATCAAGCAACTCACCAAGGAAACCAATAAAAATTCCAATATATTTGAAGATGCCGCCAAATACTGTGGCAAAGGCATCAATCAAGAAGTCAAGAACCTTGGCGATTAAATCACCTACGATGTTGTTTGTATCAAGAAGGTTACCTAGGAACTCAATAAACATTCCGATGTACTTGATGATTCCACCGATAACCGTAGCGAAGGCTTTCCATAGGAAATCAAGAATCATTCCAATAATCTTGCCTACTGTTCCGTGAGTATCAAGCAACATTCCAAGACCCTCTAGGAAGAAGCCGATGAACTTAAGGATGCCACCGACAACCACGGCAAAGGCTTTGAACACAAAGTTGAGGACTGCTCGAACTACTTTGCCAAAGGCTGTCTGTCCGCTGGTTACATATTTCAAGGCGCTGAGTAACATAATAAGAGTTTTGACTACGCCCGTGATTGCTGTAAGTGTGGCTGTATAAATAAACTGAAATACAGAAATCATGGTCTGACCAAAAGATGTTGCTGGGGACATTGTTGTGCCGAAAGCAATAAGCAAGTTGCCGAGTCCTGTCATAATCCAAGCCAAGGCAGAACCAACTACTTGAGCAACTGAATTAAATACATTTGTAAATACTTCTCGGAATGTTTCGCTGTTCTTCCACGCGTAGACAAACGCCGCAACAAGGGCGGCGATAGCGACTACATACAAAAAGATTGTGCTTTTCAAAATAAGCATGGCTTTATTAAGAGCATTTACCCCGTTCTTTTTAAGAAGTGTAGCCGCGGCGGCAAGTTTTGTTTGAATTATGTAAGCCATAACACCAAGAGTTACTGCGCCTAAAGCGGTGGCTACAACATAAAGAATAGTTTTATGGTCTCTAAAAAATTTAGTTGCTCTCTCAACAAGGGCGGCAACTCCAGTAATCGCCTTAGCAAAAATCATTACTGCTACTGCCATTACCTTACTAAATACATCGCCGATATTTTTAGCCACATCTAACAAAGGTCTAAGCGCTGTAAGCAAGCGCACCATTGCAGTTTGAACTTGAGTTGAGGTCATAGCCATGGCTACAAATGCCGCCGCAATCGGATTTATTCTTTGGAGAAGTTGTCCAAAGATAGGCACATTTTGGAATACAGCCTTACCAGCCTTGGTTGCAAAGTATGTTCCAAATGCCGCTATGACGGGAAGAATCATTTCAAATTTACCAGCAAGGTCCTCTACTTTAGTACCAGTCAAATCCATGCCGTCAATAAACTCTGTAAATTTATCTACAACAGTAGAGATAGGGGTTGTAAGTTTTACTAATACTTTTCCAATAGCCTCGACTACTTTTTCTAATTTTCCCCCTGAGCCAACGGCTCTAACGATTGCCGCTTGAAAACCGTATGCTGATTTAATAATTGGGCTAAAACCTTTAAGAAGCGCACCGCCCATGGTTACTTGTAATTCTTTATTTAGTTGGCTAAATTCCTCAACTAATTTTGCTGGTGATGTTAAAGATAAAGCAAAAGCACCCGCCGCTTTACTTCCTTCTTTAAGTACAAGATTCATAACCGCTTGACGGCGTTCACCCATAGTCAAATCTTTAGCCGCTTTTCCTATTGAACTGGCATATCGTCCATAGGCTGTACCTGCGTCTGTTGTAATACCAACTTGACGCAAAATTCTTGTGTTACCAGTTGTTATAGCCATGGTTAAAGAACTAAGCGCTTCTTCACCACTCATTGAAGATGCTACTGATAAATCTTGAGCGACCCTAGCAATATCAGCAGATTTAGATAAATCTATATTTGATTGAGCAAACTTTAATGTTGTCTTTTGTGCTTGAGCCGCTTGGATGCCGACTGTTCGCATTGAATCAGATGCTTGCTTTAGAGCGTCATAACCTTTACCGCTGGACGCTCCAACCGCTTCAAGTGCTAAATCTAAGCGTTCAACTTCCGCCGCCGCTTTGAAAGATTTAACTCCAAAAGCAATAAGTCCAGCAATCGCCGCGCCCGAAGCAACGCCGATTGCCGTTAATGAACCTTGTAATTTAGATGAAGCCTGTTGGAACTCATTAGCCGATTTAACGGCTTTATCCATACCTTGAGTAAACTGGGCTGAGTCCGCCGATAACCGAGCGCGGACTTCCATGGTTGGTGATTCAGCCATTTATCTCCTAGCCTTCGCTCTTCTCTCGGCTTTCTCGCGCTCTTTTTCTTTAAGAAGGTAGAACGCGTTCCACTCAGTCAATTCCATACTGCTAAGTGGGCGGTGGGATTCACTTCCGTAAAGAAGTTCTCCCACCGTCCGACCTAACTTTTCTGCTAGTTCAAAAAGAAACCGTCTTTCAGGATTCTTGAGGAAATCGTGCCTGTGATTCTTCTACCGCCTTTTCGCCAAGACCTGAACTGCCAAGAGCCTTTGTTGCCAAACGCTCAATGACTGCGCCATTCTTTGAAAGAATCGCTTCACGGTCTTGCTCGGTAAAGACTGGTAGACCCGTTTCAGGGTCAAACACAGTTGCGATAACAGTCTTTGCGTACATATTAGAAACATCTACCTTATCTGCCGAGGTTGCCCCCTCAGTAAGTGTTGCTCTTTGTCCTGCTGTCATAGAACGAATTTCTACTGAAACTCCCCATTCAGGGACTACCAATAATTCCTTCGTAATATCGTCAGCCGAAAATATCTTTCCGCGTAAATCTGCCATTTTGTTCTCCTTGGGACACTAGGTTGGTCACGATAAATTATTAAGTTTTTTTGAATCAATTCCTATTATGAATAGGTACCGCGAGTAATAGCACCTGTTACTTGGAACTCTGCTGAGTATGACACTACATCTCCGATAGCACCACTCTTCTCGTAAGAAGTCATTAGTGCCTCTCCTGTGTACTTGACAAACCCTGCTGTTGAACCTTCAGGACCGTACTCGAATGAAACTGACGCTGACTGACCAAGAATTCCAGCCAAGTGAGCATCAACTGTTGCATCAAAGTTTCCTGAAACGCTAAGTGATGAATCTGTTAGACCGACTACATAAGACTTTGCTGATGAACCAAAAGTGCTGGTCTCGGCTGTGTCTACTGTTTGTGGGAATCCAACATCTGTTAGTGTGTTTGAAATATCGGTAAGTGAGCCAGCCGCATTGTCTACCTTGAATACGGTGGATTTACCATGACGAAATGTAGGCATTTTTTTTACCTCCTAGTAAAAGCCACCACAGGGGTAGCCGAGCCTGACGAACCTGCAACCGTGTAGTTCACGCGTAGGTATCTGTTTACTGTTGTACCGCTTGCAACCTCGACTCTTTGTGAAGTCTTAGTTGTACTGCTCACCACGGTAAAAGTAATCAAGTCAGCAAAAGTTGAATTATCTGCTGAGTGTTGAATCTTTACTGTGATGTTTCCGTTACGGGTATTTACTGGAACTGACAAGAATCCCGCTCCGCCATTTAAGGAAGAAGTGGTGTTATCTACGCCTGTTCCATTTCCAGTCGCAGTTACAGTCGAACCTGAAGAAAGAATCTTCCCGTGTTCTACGGCATCTGTTGATTGGAATTCTGCGCTTGCTTGGACAATATCCGCGATGGCACTTGAGACCTCGTAGGATGTATCGTCTGCTTGTAACAAGATTGCTCCAGCGCCATTTGAATGACCTTCAGGAGCAACGATTACTTTAATTTTTGTGGCTGAACCAAGAGCAGTTGCAAAGAATTGGTCAGTACCAACTGATTCTGTTGCTTCGAACATACCTGATAGCGAGACTGTTCCATCTCGATGACCTACAACATAGGACTTTGCGGATGTACCGAAGGCACTTGTCTCGGCGGTATCAATACTTGTTGAAGCGCTGACACTATTGAAATAGGTTGAAAAGTCATATTCATCTAAAAAGACATTGACATTTTTACCGTGGCGGAATGTAGGCATTATTTCTCCTCAACTGGGCGTTGATGTGGGGTGCCGTCTTGAACAAAACCATCGCCATCGCCATCTTCGGCATCGGCATCAAAACCTTCTTCAACAGCAGGTTCTACTACAACCTCTGCAACGGGTTCAACTTTAGGTTCTTCAACAACAGACTTTTCGATTTTCTTTGCTGGCTTATCTGTATCTTCAATGATTTCTGAATCTAAAAGCCACTTGACTGATTGTGCTGGAATATCCTCAACAATATCGCCAACCTCAGCGCGTTTGTTGGGTGGGTAATCAATACCCTGTAAGACTCTATACCGAGCCATTCAAACCTCCTCCGATACGGCACATGGGTAACCCAAGTAACCGTCAGGTCACTCGGACACGGAAGAGACGAAAAACTCGGGCGACTAGCGCACAGTATATTTAGTATAGCGTATGCAATTTTTTACTTTTAGTTAAGTATTATCTCTTCTTAAGCGCTCTTCTTGAATCATTCCAAGAGTTAAGAAGTAGCCAATCCCATCCACCACGGTGTCGGGTTTGGTTTGATTGATTTCACGGGCAATCTTCATGCCTACCATGCAGAGGCTTACTTGCTCGGCAGAAACCTCACAGCCGAGGATTACAGACCATATCTTTGATGCCCTAGTAAAGTTATCAAGGGGATGTCCGTACGCGTCCTGACGCTCTCCTGAGACCAACTCAGCGGCATATAAAGCGATGTCCCTTGGGTCGTTCATAATACTTGGATGTCCGAGACTCCCTCGCTGGTCACTAGGAATGTCAGCACTCCCACAGCCGCAACTTCCCCCTTGGACTGTCTCCACCAAACGCTTCCCCCGTCGAGGGCTGGTGCTTGTAGCCATTTGACTCCTCCCCAATCTGCTAGACGAAACGAATGATAATGACCCGAGACCAAAATGTCACAATCGCCTATCGACTGACGCCCGAGAGTTTGGTCAGCAATCCATCTGCGAAGTTTTGCTTCAGGGCTTCCCGCGCTACGAGCAAGGTGTCCGTGAGTAATCCCGATAATCTTTCCATTGACTTCAACTGTAAGACTCAACTCATCTGTTGGAATAGCAAAACGGATATGACCGTAGGCTTCAGGGTTGGCTTGGAAGATTTCTGCTACTGATTCGACTAGGGCTACATCGTCATTGTCATTAAGAGTCGTGAAGGCTTTTCCGTTTTTACGGTTCTCACCGTGGTTTCCACCAATCGCGGCAACGGTGATATTAGGGACAACCTTTGACCAGCGGATAAGAGCATCTCTTAGGAGACGACGAGCAATTTTTACTTGGTCTCTTCTATCGACTTCAACTGTAAAGGTCTGAATGTCGTAGTGACCATCGCATCCTTCAACTAAATCACCTAGGCATAGAACGGTGATTGAATCAATCGGACGACCTATCTTTTTTAATTCTTTAATTCTAAACTCAACATCATCAACTGCTTGAAGCCATCTACCAACTAAACCTTTTAGACCGTCGCCATCTCTTTTACCTGTCTGCCAGTCTGCGGCACATACGACAAGGCTTGCTCCACCTGTAATTGGTTTGCGCTCTCGGGGTTTGTGTTTCTTTATCTCTTCAATTAAGGCTTCAATATCGGCAACTTCTTGCTTGCCCTTTCGAACTACTTTGCCCTTCCATTGGCGATTAAGAACTCCTAGAGTATCGCCCCACACATTGAAAAGGACTGGTTCTACTACTTGAAAATGCTCGGGGTCTAATCCCCACATTCGAAGAACTCCCGACCAATCGGGCGCGGTGTCGCCCTCCATTGGTTGAGTAGTGACCATTCCTTCTTCGCCTTGCCAAGTAACCCCAGGCATCCACTCTGCTTGTCTTTGACGAGGTTCAGTTTTTTGAACTGAATTCATCTCGCTTGTTTTAAGCAGATTATCTAAAGCATCATCAAGACTCATTCGGACACTTACACCCATCTTTGCCAAGTAACCTTCTACGATGTCTACGCATAACATCAGAGCCTACCGTAATGCCAAAAGTTGCTAAGACTTCTACCAAGCGAGCAGAATTAACTTTTTCATTCCGAAGTGTTTCTTTGAACTTAGTCTGTATAGGTTCAGGTAGTTCTCTTGTAATTCTTCCTACCGAACAACCTTCTTGTACTTTCCAAACCCCAACTAAATTATCTAGGGCAGAAGAAAACTCATCCTGATTTATTTTTGGATTTACAACGGGGACAGCGGATACTCCACGGGCGCGTTGCGCTTTCGAAGAGGAGCCTGTCACATTTCCAGCATCGCTGGAACTCATCGGTTGTTGCGTTTCTGCCATACGGGTCTACCACTCTCTCTTGTGGAGCCGTTGGCTCCTCGATTACATTCTCACTAGACATCGGAAATTCACCGAGATTAGTGGACGGTACTTCGGGTCTACTCCTAACAAGTTTACTGAACCCATCGGTTCAATCCTCATAATATGCACCCCCGAGACGGTCTTTTCAAGCACCGACGCGAGCAACACGCGAATATCTTCTGCCTTATCTCTAGCGGTTGGATAGTCCTCTCGACCCGCTCTAGTAATAATTTGAAGCATTGGGTAATCAATTTGGATACCGCCTGAACCCATAGTAAATGTTGGAGAACTTCCAGCGTTTTCGTATACGGCTACGCAAGCATCGGGAGTTTCAGGGAGTGTTCCAAGAAAGATAGATGTACCAAGGGTGCCTTGACTGGCATGAGCGCCAAAAGCGCTTGAAGTATTTTGTAGGTAGTCACCTACTGATTCAAGAATAGTTGCCATTAGCCTCTATGCCCTTTCTGTATGATGTCGATAATTCTACCCTTTATGTTTTGCTGGATTGTGGACATCGCTTCCATGACGGGTTGCTCAAGATATTTAGCCTGTGTCGGTGGATTGTGATAGTTGCCGATAATCTCATGGACATAAAGAGCATAAGAGGCGGCAGGACCACCATAAAAAATATCCACAAAATAGCCTTGGCTTCCCATTTGTGGAGCAGAAACTCCGCCTGAGCCACGAAGAACTCCAGTATCTACTGGAACAAGAACCTGAGACTTAGCAAAAATAACATTGGCTTCTTCATAAATCGCTTGGGCTATTGCTTGAGGGGTATCTTCTTTACCAGCCTTAAGAGCATTAACTAATTCTTTATCGCCGAATAAATCGAGTTTGAAAGACGCCTTCGCCATAACTAACGCCCAAATCTGATGACGGTGTGATGCGCTCCGTTTTCGTCTGCGATGTTGTCTACTGCATTTATCGTAAAGGTGTCCGCCCCGACGACCATCCTATGAGCAACCGTGATTGATGTCGCGGGACCCTTTGTGATGAATCGTCCAATATCAACAATTTCGATACCTTGAACATCTTTAGATTTTGTAGTTTCGTAAATTAAACGACCAGTAACAGTTACATTTGTATTAGAAGCACCAAAAGTAGTTTTATTGTATTTATCAACCGATGATTTTGGTGTGAAAACAACAGAGTCAGTCATGAACTCCGCTACTTTGTTATAGATAGCATCCATTGGCTACCCCTATTCAACTATACGATGGTCGTAGACATTGTTAGGGTTATCGTGAATTCCAGCATAAGCATCGGTGTTGTAGTCATCGACAATTCTGTCATTTGTAGATTTAAGTGCCTGAGCGTTTGCGAATGGACGAGGAGGAGCCTTACGCATATTTCTAAGCAAGAATGAAGCGGCTAGTTCTTTATACTGTTGAGCCTTGGCTGTATAGGACTCAGATACAGAAATATCTCCAACGCTCTTAGAAGTTGAATCTGAAAGGCGAACAAAGCGAGATACTAAAGTCTCACACGCCGCACGGCAGATTTCATAAACATTTGTACCCCACTCGGTAATTAAATAATCTAATTCCTCGTCAGTAAATAGAACATCGGTTGAATCCGTATCGTTGATAAGGAAGCGAACTTTATTCCGTGTAGAGGTAGTCGGGTCTCCCGAGTAGGTAAATGTCATTACATTCCACCAAGCAAAAGCATTTGAGTACGAGCAAGATTTAAGGCTTGCTTAACATTGACGGCATCGGTATCTGTTGATTCAGAGGCATCGCCTAAATCTGTAATCTTAAAACTTCCAGCCGCGAGAGCGTTGCCTAAAGTACCGCTAGTGATTGTGGCACTTGTTAGCGTTCCCCCGCTAATTGTTCCTGTAAGGGTTGCGGCATTGATGGTTGGAGAAGTCAAAGTCTTGTTAGTTAAAGTATCAGTTGTAGCCCGTCCAACTAAAGTATCGGTTGCGTTAGGAAGAGTTACAACTCGGTCAGCCGTTGGGTCTGTAACCGTTAAGGTAGTTTCAAAACCATCATTAGTAGTACCTTCAAAAATAATGTCGGCGCCAGCACCAAGGGTTACTGTTGAGGTAAACGCTGGAGCAGATTTAAGAATGTAATCATCTAACTCTGTGTCTACATCTGTTGCTAAATTAAGGAAATCAGTATGAACGGCAGGGTTGTCTCCCGCTGTTGGATAGCGTAGACCCTTAGTTGTTGTACCTGCCATTTTATACTCCTATTGGATAATAATTAGATTACGAGAACTGCGGCTTCTTCTGCCGTAAGAGGTTCGCCAGCAACTAATTTTGCTTTAGCAGATGTTTTAAGAGTTTCTAACGCTAAACGCTCAATTTCTTGCTGTGCAACAAAAGCATCTAACTCAATCTTTGCTTGTTCCCGAGCCGAAATTTCTGCCTCGGTAAGCGGAATCTGTTGCGCGATACCAGTAGAACAATCTACGACGGTATGAATAAGTTGTTCGGTCATTACATTTCCTTCCAATTTGTAGGTATTTCTACCCAAGATGTAGTTTCTTCGTTCCAAGTAAATAGTTTACCTTCTACAACTGGTTCAGGAGTTGGGGCTTCCCATTGACAGGTATCCTCGTTTAGCACCCACGAAGGAAACGGACTATCAGTTATGAAAGCATCAAGCCGTGAATCATACTTTGAACCAATTCCAGCAAAATTTTTGCGGATTGTGCCATTGTAAGATGTTTGAATCCAAGTGCCACCAAGCCCTAAATCATTGGCTAAGTAATCTTGAACTCTTGCTTCTTCGCTATCGGGTATAACAAGAACGCGCAAAACTACGCCTTCGTTATCTATTTCTGCCGCGTGTGCCATTTTTATCTCCTTATATTTCGTATCTTACAATAATGATTCCTGAACCACCTGAACCTTCGAAACCAGTAGAGCCACTAGTCCAATTAGTTCCACCACCTGAACCAGTATTGCGAGTTCCAGGAGTGGCGTTACCTCCGCCACCACCGTCTCCACCTGCACCTGTGTTGTTGAGGTTATTTGAACCACCACCACCACCACCTGCATAAAAACCATTTACTCCTGTGCGTGTAGCAGAAGCCCAAGATGAATAAGCGTTTGTTCCATCTCCGCCTTGAGAACCACCGTCGGTATTTCCTGCCTCGCCAGCACCACCACCGCCACCGCCCGAGTTAGAAACAACATAAGCACCGCCAGCAAAACCTTGACCTGCTGTTCCAGCACCAGGTCCAGGTGTATTTTCCGCCGCACCTGCACCGCCACCTGAACCACCAGCGTTACCACCGACACTTCCTACATTTGAACCACCACCGCCACCCCCAACTGATGCAGTTAGAGAAGCGAACTGAGAGTTAGAGCCGTTGAGACCTCGATTGCTCTTTTGGGTTATTCCGCCAGCACCAACTACTGCTGTGTAAGACTGTTGCGTAAGAGACTGACTGCTGTGAAGAAGAACACCACCAGCGCCACCGCCACCGCCGCCGTTATTTCCAGCGCCACCGCCACCAGCAATTACAAGAACATCTGCTGTCAAATCTTGAATTGGTGTAAACAAGCCTGACTTTAAGAAAGCATGATAGTAATAAGTAGAATCACGACTAATAATATCTCCACCCGTAGCGTACGGAGCGATTGAAGGAGTTTGATTTTCTCCAGCAATTCCATAAACAGAAACAGATGTTCCTTGAACAAAATTTGCCGCGCCATTTCCGTTTGAAAAAGCATCAAGCGTAATTGTATTCACAGCGGTAGAGTCTGACCATAAGCCCCCAATCGCCATAATTGTTCCGAAACCACCAAAGTTACCACCAGTACCTTCAGACATTACTGCCTTTGAATCAGATGATGTGTAATTTGTTATCCAAAACTCGGTATTTCCATAAGTGTTTGCCGTCCAATCACTAGGCACGGCACCGCCTAAAGGAATAGCAGAGGTGCGCGAGTAATAATTATTTGCATCAGAATTTATGGAAGTTGAGCCTTCATATTGAAGAAATAAATGTGTGTAATTTGAAGTTGCACCATTTAATGTAAGCCAAAAACCATTTTGGTATCCGCCGTTGGCTTCATCTGCTCTACCGCTTAAAAGAACGCGCAAGTGCTTGTATCCAGTCTGCGGTAAATTAGCGATTGAGATGGTTGCAGAAGTTTCACTTAAAACAATTCGCCGCAAAAGAACATGATTATTAGTAGGCATTATTTATCCTCACACTTTCGCATATCTAACAATAACAATTCCTGAGCCACCTTGACCACCATCTTCACCAAAACTTGAGCCACTTGCAGTTCCACCAGCGCCACCGCCACCAGTTGCAGGAAGCCCTTGACCAACAAAACTATAACCTGCATACATACTGCTACCACCACCGCCAAAAGCGGGGTTAAGCGCATTATCTTGTGCGGAGTCTGCCGCAGAACCACCACCCGCAAAGTAAACATTTCCTTGTCTTACATCACCTTGACCAGTAGCACGACCCATAGCGTTAATTAGAGAACTTGTTGCTCCGATTCCGCCAGCACCGCCACCGATTGCCGCTACTCCTGCATAACCAACAGCGCCAGCACCACCACCACCACCGCCGTTATATGCCTGAATTCCTTGACCACCAGCGAAACCTTGTCCTGCGGTTCCAGCACCGCCAGCAGGTGAAGCGTTGTTAATACCACCACCACCACCGCCTGAGCCACCAGCATTACCAGTATTTGATGATGAACCACCACCACCGCCACCAATACATTCTGTCAAAGCACCAAATCTTGAGTTTGAACCATTTGAGCCGTTTGCTACGGCGGGACCATTTCCACCAGCGCCACCAGCACCTACGGTTACTGTGTAACTAGTAGCGCTAAGAGATTGAGATGCAAAAGTTAATAGACCACCAGCGCCACCGCCGCCTGAGTAGTGTTGTCCTGCCTGACCAGCACCACCACCGCCACCACCTGCGACAACAAGAATGTCAGCAGTCAAAGATTGCAAGGGAGTAAATGTTCCTGTCCTTCCAAAAACATGATAGAAATAATCGGCATCCGAGTAAATATCTCCACCGTTTGCTTTGGTAGTTGCAACAGTTGATTCAGCCTTTATACCCATTAAACTAAATGTTGAACCAACAGCAAACTGTCCACTACTTGCAGAAATAGTAATTGAAGTAATTGCACTTGTGCTATCAAAAGAAGATACAGCAATAACAACGGCTGAGTTTACTATACCACCGCGAGAAATAAAAGATTTTTTTCCAAAAGTATTTGCATAATTTAAGAAGCGTATAACATGAATACTTGGAGAACCGCTAACATCTCCGACAAATCCTCTTGTTAATCTATCTGCTCCTTTATTATTGCCAGTCAAGGCATAAATGCGAGAAGTAGAATAGTTTGAACCTGTACTCGATACACCATTCAAAGTGACTAAAACTTCAGCAACGGCAGTAGTAGAAAGTTTTGAGTTAATAATTAAATCAAGGTCTGTATAACCTGAGTCAAAACCACTAAGGGTTACAGATGAAGTAGCAGTTGGAACTGAATACTCTGAAATTGCATAATATGTGTCGGTAGCCATTTATCGAATCCCATACAAAGCGAAGTGAGAAGATGCGCCGTAGTTAGCCTGATTTGGGAAAATCGTAATACTTCGGACACCATCAGTAGAGTTATACATTCCTGACCACATACTTACTTTACCGCTAGAACCGTCAGTAGCATCAAATCCTCCAATAACTTTTAGAGTTTTCTTTTTTGTCAAAATTGAATAATCTTCAATAAGAGCAATTTGTACTCCGTAATAATTTGGAAACGAACCACCGCGAGGATAGTCAGGACCGTACATTGGGTCGGTATTTGTTATACTGGATGCCGCAAGCGCTGAACTTCCACCGCCTAAAGTGTGCTTATTGTAAGTGTATGAAGGTCGTACAGGATATTCGTCATTAAATGTCCAAGCAGTTTCTCCAAAACCAGTAGCCTCACCAGTTCCTCCACGCATATAACAACGCAATTCTAAGTGATTGTAATTTTGCGGAATCGCATCAAAAGTAATTGAAGAAGTATTACCTGCCAAAGTAAAAGTTGCAATAGACTGATATGCACCAACGGGGGTAAAAGAACTTCCCGAGGGCGCTTTACCAAATCCAGCACCATACGCCGCAGAAGCGCGACCAGCAATAATTGGCATGAGCCGTCTCCTTATGCGAACTTAGTTTGTGAGGCTAGTACCGTAAAGGTAGCGCTTCCTGTCTTAATAATAGTGTAGACATACGAATCAATCGAAGATGCGTTTCCAGCGGAGAAGGCTGTTCCTGTTATGTACTTGGGAGTAACTGCGTTTCCGTCAATAGTTAGAGCAGAACCGTAATAAGCAGTTGCGCCTTGAGTAACCAAGAAAACGATAGTGATTGAATCGTTTGTGGCTAAAGAATCATTGAGCGTAGTTGAACCATCTCCACGAACATTGAGAGTCCAGTTAGCAGAAGCGTTTGATGTGTAGTAGAGAACGCCCTGTGTAAGAGCATCGTAGTTTACTGTTCCTGTTGCCGCTGTTGCAGATACGGTCAAACGCTCTTCAGGTGATTTAAGAATTGCAGTATTCAAAACTGGGCTAGTCAAAGTCTTGTTTGTAAGAGTTTCTGAGCCAGCCAATGACGCAACATCAGCATCAGATACAGCAGTATTTAACTCAGCAAGAGTGGCTGTAACTGTATTTGTGGCAAGACTGACTGACTTATTTGTGAGCGTCGTAGTAGAAGAAGCCGTAACGGTAATATCTGATGTGAGCGCAACCGTACCTGTTGAATCAGGGAATGTGATTGTTCTATCCGCTGTTGGGTCTGTAATTGCTAAAGTTGTTTCAAAGTCGTTTGCTGTTGCACCTTCAAAAACTACTGAGCCATCATTAAAAATTGCTCCAGTTATTGTCGGGGTTGTAAGAGTTTTGTTTGTAAGAGTTTGTGTATCTGTTGTTCCAACGATTGTTCCGCTTGGGACTGCTTTACCAAGAACCTCTGTTGAGGACAATACTACTGAGCCAGCAATCTCATAACTTTTGCCAGTTAGCAGGTTAAAATCTTCTGAAGAAGTCCACGCATCTGTGGCATCTACCCAGTTAAGACTTTTATCTGTTGCACCCTTAAGCGTGATACCGCCACCATCGGCTGTTACATCAGTTGGAGTTGCTACATCTGCAAGAACAATGTTCTTATCTTCAACTACGAGGTTAGTCGTGTTGATGTTTGTTGTTGTACCAGTAACGGTCAAATCGCCAGCGATTGTTGTTGTACCAGTAATGCCAACTCCACCAGTAATAACTGGAGCGGCTAAAGTTTTGTTTGAAAGTGTTACTACTGCATCTGCGGTGACTCCAGCGCCACCATTAGTGGTAATTGCCATTATGCTGTTATCTCGCTTCCAAAGGCGTTGAATGACATAGTTGATGCTGATGCGTAGATAGTTAAAACATCTGAAGCATCAATGGTTAGACCTAGTGTGTAAGCCGCTGTGGTATTGGCTTGAATTGTTGCGTCGTACACAACATAGTGTTCAGGAGCGATTGCCGCTCCGTTTGGACGAACAGCAATTCTGTATGTTCCTTGACTTGCCGCTTGGTTACAAATTGTGACTGTTGAGATAACCGTTTGTGTTGCGGCAGGGCAGGTGTACAGAGTGGTGTTCGTCGTGGCTGAGGGATTGGATTGACCCAATACCTTATAGGTTGTTGCCATACGGTTATCCTCCGATTAGAAGTAATGGACTGATTGTACCAGTCGCGTTATTTGTGGCTGTTGTTGCGCTTGCTGAAGCACTTGACGCTGAGGCTTGAGCCAAGGTGACGAAGGCAGAAACATCTGCGCCATCCAAACTGTACTCACTAGCGGTTAATGCGGTATAAGTTGCAAACGCAGTATCTAACGCCGTGTATGTGGCGTATGTACTAGGGATGTACCAATACTTTCCTGAAGCAAGAATCTTATCTGTTGTCTGATTGATTAAGACATCTAAGGCGGTAATGTTGGTTTCAAGAGTTGTAAAACTTGTTTCGTCGATAGCCTGTACGAAGTTCTCACTAAGGGTAGGGGTAGGGCTAAGGTCGGCTAAATCTAGTGAGCCAGCAGTCGTATAAGGCACCGAAATCGTGTATGTACGCCCTCCAGCAAAGGATTCTTCAACGGTATAGACAAAAGGGTTAGGTATGACATCAGGGTCGTTTGTAGCGGGTAGAGTGACCGAAAAAGCACCAGCGCTTAGAGGAACTACGATGCTTGAGGGAGCGACCATTTGGTCATCTGTACCGTTACGAAGAACATCACCAAGGGTAAATCGAACCTGTCCAGCAATAGCCGCACCTTCAAAATTTACATAATTACCTGTAATAGTTACCGTTGTCAGAGTTGCGGCGAGTGCCATTACGCACCAACCAAAAAGAATAAATCAAATCCTGAACCAAGAACATTTTCTGCCGTCTGTTTAGATGTTAAAGCACTACTAACCGCGGTTGATAATAAAGTAGTATTAGTTGAAGCCTCGGTTGTTGCAACTTCTAAATCTGTTAATAAAGTATTCGCTGTGTTGTATCGGGCAATGGGTACATACGGCTCAGCCATTTTAGACTCCCATCATCATCAACTGGTTAGTGTTGTAATTGGCTAAAGCGGCGGCGGCTGAGGCGGCGGCTGAGGCGTGAGAATTAGCATCATCGGCTTTTTCATCTGCGTCTACAACTAGAACACGGATAGTCTCAGAAGTGTTGTAACGGGTCAATAGAGCCTGATAAGCGTCCACAGATACAAAAGCGGCGGCATCTGCCGCATCCAAGGCTGGAAGAAGGTCAGCAAGATTTTGAGTGGTACCTGCTACCGATAGCGGTAGCGCCAATTCAATCGTGCGTCCGCCCGTGAAATTCTCTTCAAAAGTATAAATAAAAGGTTGAGGTGTTACATCTGTATCGCTAGTTACAGGAAGGACAACAGTAAAAGAACCCGTGGCATCAAAAGTTTTTTGTATTACAACAGGCATGATAATAAAATTCTGCGTAACTTCTTTTAGAATCGTTTGCGGGGTGATATTGATTGAGCCACGAACAGGGTTACCGCTCAAATCTACATAAGTCCCAACAACCGTACAGGTAGATAATGTTGTCGGTAGAGCCATTTATCATGCGCCTTGGCGAAGGATATTTACAGTCTGTGTTGATGTAGTGACAACGGCATAGAGTTTTTCATCGTCTTGAAGTTCTACCGAGAAACTAATACCTGCGCCTAGCAAAAATCCATAACTTGTTGTGGTGACGCCTTCTCCGCCTAGGTAGACATCTACTCCACCTGCGGGGTTTTGAACATTGATGGTCTGACCGTCTTTGCCATCATAATCTGAAGTTAGTTTAGTTGCAGTAGTTCCTACTGAAACTCTTTGGTGTGATACAGCCATATAAACTCCTAAGAAAGAGAAGGGCGACCCATTTTAGCGAATCGCCCTCCGTGCTATTTAGCGACTTCTTTTGTTTTCTTTGTAACCTTTGGCTTTTCAGCCTGTTTTTTTTCTTCTAAAACTACATCTTCAATCAGTTTGATATAGCGATTTGAGACAAGGTTTTTTGTATGACGCCATCCTGAGACATCAACGATGTCCCCAGGCTTAAGAGTCTTACCGTCTGAAATCATTACCTTCATAACTGTGGCTTTCATATTACGCAGTTGTATCAATCCAGCAGTATGAGAAGGTTGCTGACGCTTGGTCAATACTTCCTGCTGTTGGGTTGTAGATATAGATGGTTACTGTGTCTGCCGCTGTTACTGCGGCTCCAGCGAAGATTAAATCATCGTTGAGAGTTGAAGGTGGATTTACAATAATGATGTCAGTTGTAGCCGCACCAGTTAGTGTAAAGGTTGTTGCACCTCTTGTTGTTGCTCCTAATGAAGTAGGGTCGATTGCTACTGTGCCGAACTCAATACCGTAAACAGTATCGTTGTCGCCAATTTGTAGTGCGCCGACTGCCGCTTCACCGCGAGTAAGTCTATTTACCTGTGGCATTTATTTTCCTTTTCTAAAATTAGATTTATTAAGAAAGAAAGGGAGAGCCAATTAAGACTCTCCCTCCCTTTTAACTTAATTAAGCGACGATTGTATTCCAGAAATAACCTAGGTCAGACGCAATAACCTTGTTATCGAAAGCCATTTCTGCTTCCACGCGGTCTGACTTGATTGATTCCATACGGAACTGTGAAGTTCCGATAGTTGCACCTAGTCCGCCTGAAACACCTGTCCATGAGAACTGGTATCCAGCAGAAGGTGTAAGTAGTCCTGGCTGTGGAGCAACATGGGTTAGTAGAGCGCCCTTGCCATAAGCAAAGCCGTATGCCTCTGTGGCACCCTCGTTGTTTGTAGCCTTAACTGCCTTTGCAACCATTACGCGAGGAATGTCAAACATTGCCGCGAGCATATCGGTTGTAATTGTCTGTGAAGATGTGTACTTGATACGGTCTACCAAGTCAGGGTGATTCTTTAACTGACGGAATGTTTCGTAGCCAAGTACAAGAGTATTGGCTTCCATTCCTGTGTTTCCAAGAATCTCGCTCTTTCCCGCTTCAATATCATTGATTGGGTCAGATGAAGTGTAATCACTCCATTGCTTTGTTTCTCCTGCTGATGGAGCGCCAGCAACACCTGTTACATCGTCAGCCCATACACCTGTTGTGAAGAAATCAGTTACAAACTGAAGTTCACGACGAAGTAGTAGACGGCGAGTAACGAACTCTGTTGCCTCACGAAGAGGGTTTAGAGGAGCGTCTGCGTTAGCAACAGTTTGGTCATCAACATCCTTGTGGAAAGCATATACATCTGTTGAGTATGTTGCTGTTGATAGATTGTAACCGCCACCAGCAGATTCAGTTCCAGGCGCACGGCGTTGAGCCTCATCGCGGAACCAATCGTTCTTGGTGTATAGGAAGTATTTATCGCTCTTCTTATCGACAGGGATTACTGGGAATACCTTGTCAGCGATAAAGTTATCTTGGTTCTGTAAATAAGCAACCGAGATGTTTGTGAGAATCGCGTCCACATGGACGGAGTTAATATGTGGCTGTGGCATTTATTTTTCCCCCTTATGCCGCTCTGCCTGGATTAGCGCAGTTGATAACGGCTGTAACGATGTTTCCATCTGCCGCAGATTCGGTCAGAAGAGTTCCAACAACATACTTAGTGGTATCAGTACCAGCAACTAAGGCAACTGCCTTACCTGCGGCAGATGTACCAACAAGTGCGCCTTCGCCGATTGCCGCTCCCGCAACAATCTTTGTTCCACCGACAATAAGCACTTCTGCTTCCTGTCCTGAAGTTGGAGCATTTTGTAGTACGCCAACTGGAATATCAGTAGCGCCTGATGCGGCAACTGCTTGTCCTGATGAATCCAATTTAACGAATGTGTACTGCTTTGTGGAAAGGTCGGCACCTGCAACGAGGGTGACCTTTACCGAGTAATTACTTATTTCATACGCCATGGTTAGGCACCCTTCTCGGATAGGTATTGGCTATAAAGGTCAGGGTTTTTTGAAGCAACATCGGCAATGGCTTGTGCCATTGACTTTGATACACCCTCATCAACGGCAGACTTAGCAAGCGCAGTCATGCGCTCATAAGCATTGCCTGACTTGAAGTCCGCAGACTTGCCGATTTCTGCAAAAATTGATGCTGATTCAGCCTGAGCATTAACTGAAGAAAGAATTTCTTCAACACTCTTTGCTAGTTCTGAATCTGTCTCAGACAAGCGACGGAGCGCTGGTCCAACTTTTTCAGCATTGAGATTGAGATTTCCCCAACCCTTTGCCTTCTCTACTGATTGAGCATCAGCACGGGCAATACGCTCTTTACGAAGTTCAGCGGTTGCTTCCTCTGCTTGCTTTTTCAGGCTTGTAATCATTTTAACAACTGAGCGAGGAGCGGATTTCATATATTCCTCTTCCTCTTTTTCGGAATCCATTTTCATGGTTTCTTCTTCAGGCTTCTTTGAGTCCTCGTCCATCGCCATTACAACTTCCTCTTCAGGCTTCATTTCCTTTTCGGCGAGTTTGGCTTCGAGTTCAGCGATACGGGCTTGCGCCATCGCTAATTCTTCCTCAACGGTTTTTTCAACCTTATCTTCAGTTGCCTCGGTAGTTTTCATATCCTCCATAGTGGAGTCCTCCTTGGTCAGCGATTTGTCGAGAACCCTCTGAACTTCAGATTCGGATGCTGACTTCATAACAAGCCAACCTTCATGTAAGTGCGCTGGATGGTCTACGCCACTCGTTTCCTCAATGGCAAGATTCACCATTTTGCGGGTACGGGGTTTTGCCAATTTATGCTCCTAACAAACTAGAGGTAAGTTTTTTTAGCATAGGGCTAATAAAACTAACCTCGGGTCTTGACACACGAAGAATACCATAGGTGTAATTCGAGCCTATTTATTGGTTTGCTAAAACTCTCGTCTTAGCCAAGGCTTCGATTAGGTTTGGTGAAACCCACATTGAGAAGGGGTTTTCGTCAGCCCAAAATCGAGCCAACCTAAAGTGAAAGTCAGTTTGGTCTATTTTTGTCCAAACAAAAAATGCTTGGGAATCATTAGGTAGGTCTACTTGAATTCCTGCATACCCAGGCGGGGTTGAAACTCGATAAGAAGAAATGCCCATAGATTTAAGAACTTGCATTGTGTCATCTATAACGCTTGGCATAAACCTTAATTCTTCTTCCTTGGATAATCCATTGTGTCCATCCATTTTGGGTCATCTGCGTCTAACTCTTCGAACTCTTCTTCAGAGTCGTCTTTGTAAGGAACAAAATTTGGCTTTGAATTCTTAGGCTCTGAAGAATCTTCGCCTTCGGAATCATCCTCGCCATTGCCTGAACCATGACTTGATTGGTCGTGGTCGCCGTGCTTTTCAAGTATTACTTTTTTTTTAGCGTTGCAACCTTGTGTCCAACTTTTGTATCTGTTGGCTTTCCATCACGATAAAGAACGATTAGCGCCGCAGGGTCATCCTCTGTGCCTTCAATTTCAAATGATGAATCAGGAACATTGATTTTTCCTGCGCGTTCAATTCTTAAAATTTTACCTTCTGCTGTTCCGCCTGAAGCGTCCCAAGTAACCATATCTCCAACTGAAGCGCTCTTTTGAAACTCTTTTAGTTTGGCTTCTACTGCCTTGTTAATCTCGCCACCCATCATACGCATTGCTCGCATAACTGTTGATTTTGCGTAACCACTAAGTCCTTTGAAACCGAACTTGCGAACATCTTCTTCAATCATCTTAAATTCATCTTCGTCCATACCAGCCAAAGGTCCCTTGCGAAGTTCCGCTAACATTCGTGAATCTTTTTTCATACAGTCTCTTCCTTCTTGGGTTTTTTCTTTGACGGGGACATTATTGTATCAACATGAACATCGGACACAGTTGGGTCGTTCTTTTCTAAGTCTATATCAACGAATAAACGCTCGGCTTTACCACCGATTGAGTAGCCGCGAATCTTTCCGTCAGTAACCATACTCCATGCCCAAGGCTCCCAAATTACACCGAGGAATACGGTGTTGGGTGGGTATGTGTGTTCTAAATCTTCGCCTTCAGGTGTCTTGATTGGAACTGTTAGAGAATATGGGAAAGCCATAACTTCTACCCATTCTCCAGCAACTACATCTCGATTATGTTGTAAACGGATACGGCGGTCATTACTTCGAACATAATCCCAAACCGCTCTTTGTAATTCTTCTGAATCTGTCCACTCTCCGTGAGCATCTTCCATATCAGGGATATACATTGCTCCAAGCGTGTAACGCTTTTCGCCTTCGGCTTTCTGTAAGTCAAACTTACCTAAAGCCTTTGTTGCGCTTTCAGTAAAGACATCAGGAAAAATCTGTCGGGCAACATCTTCGGTTACCTCTTGGAACTCACCTTCGCCTTGAGTCAAATAGCGCACTACATCAGCGTCGGGATTCTCAACCCAACTCTTAGTACGAATATCCCATCTGTCCTCGACCATGGCTGTTTCCCCGCGCTCAAAACGATAAATGTTTATCGCTTGATTGTCTGCGCCTAGTTTTGCAAAATACCGCATACGGCTATACCTCCTCTCGTTATTGTCCACATAATATCAACCCCCGTTGATTTAGTCAATCCCGCTTGTTGTGCAGTCTCAAAAGTCTGTGTTACTAGCGTTCCAAGGGTCAATAGTTTGCCCATGTTGGCTGGACGAGGGATTGCCTTAGCCTTATCAACCATTCTGTCCCAAATGGCTTGGCGCTCTGTATTGTCTTTAGAAGTACGGTAAGTCTCATAGTCAGTATGTAAATCAACTTCCTTAACTCTATGAGAGTTTGGAGTGTGAAGTTGTAGTTCAACCTTTACCCCGTCCTTGCTTATCTTGATATTGGTGCCGTCGTAAGGGTCACCTGCTTGCCAAAAGTTTTTAACCGATTCAACTTTCCAACCAGTTTTTTCTAAAGCGTCTACTGTCTTTTCAACGCCGTCTGTGTAATTCGCTTCATCAACATTAAGTGTGTAGCGGACACCATCAGAGATTGCTCTAGCCGCCGCTTCTCTATCTCCGCCGTGGTCTTTCTCGGCATCCGCATCAATCTTGCGAGCAAGAGAATCCGTAGACTTTAATCTTTGTTCAAGAGAACTCTTGCCATCTAGTTCAGCAAAATCAGCATCAATAGTTTTAGCAATGCCCTCCATCAAACTTGTAATTACTGGTTCTACTGCTTGGGCGTCTCTTCTAAGTCTTTCGGCTTCTTTAACCGCGGCAGGGCTTCGCTCTGCTGATGCTGGTTTATCAGGTGCCATAGCGGGGCGACCAGTCGAACCCTTATCTTCTCCAGCACTATCTCCGCCGTCCCGATTTCCATGGTCGGCTTGGTCGTGGTCTCCGTGTTTTTCCATTTCATTTTCATTTCGCTCCACCATTGATTCTGCCCAAGCGAATCCAGCATCTCCGCCCCAAGCATCCCAAGCAACTCTCCCACCGCTAGGAAAACCTTTTTCCCCACGGCTAAAGCCAAGCGCTGTTTTATCTCCTTGATGTCGAGAGAAAAAAGATTTCATTCGCTTTAATGTTTCAATAGAAACACTTTCGCCTCGGGCTAATTGACCCGCTCTTGTTCTTCCAACTCTTGTAAATCCACCGCCAGCAAGTCCAGCATCAATCCATTCGATTGCTCTTTGCGCCGCATCCCTTACTGATTGAGGAGGAGCAAAACTATCCTCGGCTTTTGCAACTGATTCAATCCGCATCTGATAGCCATTGACGGTAAAGAAAGTTTTAATGTTGCCTACGGTCTCACCCGTGGACTTAATGACTTCTAGGACAGTCTCGGCTGGTAATCCAGCGATTGAGGTTAGGTCTACATCATCGATTGAATCTATAAGAATCTCGTACTTATCCCAGTCATCCTTTGGGCGTTCCATTTTGCGTCGAGCCATCTCATTGAGAACGGTGTGATGAACCTCGATTTCAGCCGAGGAGGGAGACGCTGATTTATGGACATTCGCATGGAGCGCGAGTAGTTCCTCAGCGCTTAGATGAATTAGTTTGGGTGCAATATCCGCCATGTTCTAAGAGTAGCGGATGGTATTACTACTCGGGTTTATTTCCTTTAAGTATGGTTGAAATTTCATCCATAACCTTTGCCTCATCCTCATCGGAGGCACCAGTCTCAGAGGTGAACTTAACTCCCTCTTCCCACTTGGAGTAAGCCTCTTGGATGGCTTTTATTTTATCGCGTCTGCTCATAGTTTAATTATACCCCCGTTTATTTGTTTCCGCCACCTGGCGCTGGCTTTTCACGGGATGTTCCGTCGTAAATCATTCCGTCCCCGTCGTGGTCAATAGGACCATCCATCAGTTTTTGACCCTCGGGTGTTAGGACCTTGACATATTTCATGTTAAGACTACTCATCAATCTTTTTCCTGACCAGTCTTTTGCACCAGGCGTATACCCAATGTTTGCAAAATCGGCAGGAAGAGGGAACCTATCATCTTTCATATCTCTAACTCCGTCATAAAGGGGCGTACTTGAAGATACATAACCGTCTAGGTATCCTCTCATTAAAGTATCGAATTGCTCTCGGTCAGGTGTTCCTGGCTCAAATCTTGCGTCTGCGGCGACAATTAACTCTCTAGCATTTTCACGCAAGTATTCAGGGTTAAAATCATAACCCGCTCTTGCCCAATGTCGAGCGCCATCCATAGCGGTTGAGACTTCAATGTATCCAAATCCTCTTGCTACATACCAAGCCTCTGAATTTTGAATAATTTCTTTACCAAAGCCCGTACCTTTGTAGTCATCCTCTTCAATGACAAGGGCTAAATGCTCAACATTCCAAACACCATTTTCTTTGAAAAACTCTCTTTGCATAAAACCAACTTGTTCGCCATCTTCGTTAGTGATGTTTCCGTCAATAATGATGGACCCGTCGCCTCTATACCCAACCTGTGCGTCATAAATTTGTGAAGAAAGGGTGCGCTCTTCTCCATCGATATTGTCACCAGTATGTGTTACTCCATAAACCTCATCAAAAAATGGCGTTAGTTCTTGAGCGCTTACACCAAACTCACCCGAGTCCATCCCTGCCGCTAATTCAGTAATCATTTCTTTGTTCTCAGTAACATATTCATCAACCATTTCATTTTGAACATCTTCATAAATAGTTGATTTTTCTTGTTCCGTATATTCGTGATTTGGAAATTCTTCTTGTAGTTTCTGAAGGCGCTCGGCAACTTTTTCATCAATATCTTTAGTTGCTTCTCTGTAAAAATCACTATCATTTTCAACAATTAGTTTTAACTGTTCATCGGTTTGAGTAAACTCACCTGATTCTTTGATGGCACTATCTAAATCATCAACGCTAGGACCTTTATCTCGCATTTCTTCAACGCGAGCAATTTCTTCTTCTGTATAGCCTCTAGCCCAGTTACCGTGTTCAGACTGGTCGTGTTCACCGTGTTTTAATACGGGTCTCAAACCGTAATCAAAGTAAATTACTTTGAGGGTTTTGCTAACTTCGCCCAAATCTCTTTGGCGTAAGCGTCTATCTGCTCGTCTGTCATGTTCGACATATCGGGCAGTTCTACTGCTTCGAGTTTTTTCGATGCCACCTGTTCCTCCTGTATCTATCTCTTTGAAGTTCGCTACATCCCAAATTGAGATTTGGTCGCGGTCACGACCCCGAGAGATAGCCTCCCCCTCGTCCTTAATGTTTTCTGATACATCAAGGTAAACCTGTCCGTCATCCGTATTATGCCATAAACCGAGGTAGTTATTCGAATTCTTGAACTCGGCTTTATGTTGTTTCATGTAGGAAGAAAGAATCTCAGCGCCCTTAGCCTCATCAAAAAAGTCATCAGCCTTGACTATCGCGGCAAACTTCTTACCCTTGGCGACCATAAAGCCCTTAGTAGGCTCAGAACCGTCCTTGAGGCTTACTGAGAGACCGCCATTCTCTTTGACCCTCTCAAGGGTAGAGCGGACAATCTCAGGGGCTACCTCGACCCCGTGCGCCCATGAGCCGTGCGATGACTGGTCATGGTCGCCATGCTTTTCAACATCTTTTGCTCGGGTTATTTCAATGCCATCTAGGGTGTCGGTCAAGAATCTACTCATTTGTCCATCCTTTGAAAGACTGCGACTCGAGCCTCAGTTCCAACATCTGTCTTATATCCAAGGAACTTTAGAGGCGTATCTCTAGGAAGTAAAATTTCTTTTTCTGTATCTGAAACGGTGCTTGTATCATCGACAGAGGTACGGTAAATATCTACTGCTAAACCTTTACCGCTTCCAGTTGCGTTTGGCAAAATTACTCCGACGGTATCGGGTGTCTCTTTAATTCCACCCATCCAAGTGCGAGCGCTGGACTGTCCCTCTTGAGTCACATCAATGCGAGTAGTCGAGAGAAATCCTTTGTCTCGCATAATGTCGCCTTCTTGTAAACCATCTAAAACTTTATCTGAGAAAACGCGGTACAAAGTTTTCTCGCCAAAAAGTGATGGAGACTCATCAATCAAAGTATCTAAAGCCGCAACATCTCTTTGTGTGTTTTGCGCCGCGGAGGTATTTCCGCTGTTTGCTCTTTCTAAAAGTTCTGCGCCATGTTTTGTAGCATAAGTATAAATAGCATCTTCTAAGTCGGATTCGGTCATATCCATACTGCCTGTTTCATTATTTTCAGACCATTCATCTATGGCTCGTAAATAAAGACTCTCATCATTTTCAATGATTGCTTTTGCTTCAGCAGGGTCTAACTCTGTTTTCTTATCTCCGCCTCTTAGATATTCATTGATTCTTTTATATCCGCTTTGTGAATAATCATCGATAGCATTATGTTGTTCTTTTGTTACTCCGACTACATTGCCATCTTTATCAACACCATAGCGCTCACCGTATGCACTTGCGGCGCCGTCGTATTCTGTCTCCTCATCAAAATTACCAGCCGCCCATGAGCCGTGACTTGATTGGTCATGCTCACCGTGTTTTAGAACTGGTTTATATCCAAGAGGAAATGCGATTGTGATACTCATTTACTGCGTCTTTCGGGTGGAATGATTACCATGGTGCAACGACAATTAGGATGAACTCTTCCTGGAGTTTCATGTCCGCTTGAGAATGTTTCGTTCCAAGGAACTATCTCGCCATCTAATTCAACACATATATCGCAGGTGCGCTCATCTTCAGCAATAATCCACATCTTTTGTGATTCAACATCTACATAACCTTCTTTAGCCGCTTGGTTCCATCCCTCTTGGCGTCCTTCGTTCTGAGCAATTTGAATCTCTGTGCGAGCAATCATGGTTGCTCTCTTGCTCTTAAGAGAATCTGAATAACGGGTAGCGCGTTCTGTTGCACGGATACGAGCGGTTGCTTCCTTGATTCCGCTTCTAACTAGACGGTCAAATTCTCTTTTTTCATAAGTAGTAACTGCCTTTGCCCATTGAGGATGAAGCCCTACAACATTTTTAATTCTTCGTGCTGTCGCTCTGTAATCTAACTGCTCATTAAAAGCATCAATGATTGCTTGGCGAATTGAGTTACGGGAGATGGCATCAATAGAAACAACCAATTCACCAGCACGGCGTTGAGCAAAGGCTAAAGAGTTTGGGTTTGTTTTATCAAAAGACATAACAAATTCAACTTTAGGTGGCTTAGGTTGCGCCCATGCTGGAAGTTTAGTGAACTCCATATTAGCCATTGCTGGTTTGTTATCTACCTTTACCTTGGAAGGTAAAAAGGCTGGCAAGGCTAATTTTGGTGCGATGCTTTGAATCTGCTCAATCGCTTCTTTACCGCCAAGGTCAATAGAACTTAAAAGGCTTTGCTGAATTTTCTTTTGATTAGCAATAGTAATTGTATCTAGCAAACGCTCTAAGGTTTCAGGATTCATATTCCGAAGAAGGCTCTCAAGTTGTTTCATTGAGATTTTATCCGTGGCTCGTTGAATAGATTCGTAAAGAGTACGGGCGAGCGCTTGCTCTTGAGGTGTTAGAGGGACTCGCTTATTACGAGCCTTAGCAAAATGAATTGCCATCTCTAACCAACTTCAGGAAGTTTCGGAGCCTCGGTTTGTGTAGGAGCAACAGGTAATTCTTCTTCGCCTGATGTAGTTGGTTCTTCAGGCATAGGAGGCATCCCTTCGCTCTCAGGCATAGGAGGCATACCAAAATTCTGTCCATCGTGTTCGGCAGGTGGCAGACCAGCCAAGTCGCGTAGATACTCTTCCAACTTAGGGTCAGGAACTATTGCACCTGAAGCAACCAAGTTACCAACGAATCCAGCAATCTCATTCAAATCAACATGGCTTACTTCACCATAAGTTAGATAGGGAGCGCGAGCAACATCCATGCCGTTTAGTTTTAGTAGGCGAGGGATAGCGTGTTGGTTTATTACTTCAGCGATGTTCTTAGCGATTGAATCAACTGACATCGACCACAAATCCATCTTGGATGTACCGAGGGCATAAGAGCCAACTCGGTCAGAGCCAAGAAGAATAAAGTCAGAAAGGATTGACATTGCAATTCTTTGGTCATAGCGCTGAATAACTTTGTCTGTATCAAACTGACGGGAACCGCCTGAAGATAAAAGAACTAAATCAAATACTTTGTGTCCTTGGTCGTCATACATAGAGGGCATAACAATTCCCTCTTGCTCATTACGCTTGATAGATGTAACGATGTTTTGGATTGATGCTAGGACTGATGCTTGCTCGGCTGTTGCCGTCGATGAAAGAAACTCAGGTGGCACATAAGCAACTGGCAAACCAGCCAAGTCACGCTCAATACCGATTGCTTCAATCTCTTCAATACGGCGCTTGAAATACCATGAGCGATAAGCGTTACGAAGAAGTGAGCGACCTTCAGGGTTATTCTTTTGTGAACTGGTACGGAATAACAAAGCCTTCTCGATTGGAATATGGTGGATACCGCCCGAGGATGGGTCTACTTGAACCATTCCCTGAATACCGCCGTCATCGTCCATCATCCATCGGAATAATGTTTCTTGGGCGCGAATAGGCATTTTGCGCCAGCCAATACGACCATCATTGAATTTAGATTTACGCTGAGGATTTTCGTTATCGCCCTCACGGACTTTGTACACAATTTCGTGGAATGAGAAACCAAAGACCAGCATTGAAAGCATTTGAGATAAGGCAGAGTCCCAAGACTCGCTCATATCGTGTAAACAAGATTCTACGAATACCGCTACTTCTTTATCTTCAGGAGAAATGTCTCCGTCTTTAGAATCATCTGAAAAAGGGTCTACACGCCATTCAAGGCGAGTGATAACTTTCTCGATTGCGAATAGCATTGAGCCGATGGTCGGGTCATTGTCCGCCATCTCTCGATAGATTCTTGTTCCGCGTTGTCCGCGGAGATTAACTAAAAATTCTTCAAAAATTGTGCCGCCTGAACGACGCAGACCAGTAGAGCCAAACTCTTGTAAATCAGGCGTTATTTTCTCAGCCATTTAATCCTCTACTCTTTAGTTGCTAATCCGACGACGATTGCTATTGCCTGTTCTTCGTTGAATCCCGCTCTTAATAACTCCGAAAATACTTCGTGAGTTTGAATTGCGAAAGCCCCTAAAACAGACACGACACCCTCACGATTGGGCGAAAGGTTATCGTACACCCGTCGATTATACCGTTAAGCGGATTTAGGCTTTTTTATTCGCCGTCTAGGACAAATTCAAAAGAGTTAATTCTTTTGGCAGTTATTCCTAAAGCAGATTTCAAAGCCAAATCTCTATCGCCAACTTGAGCAAAGAGACGATTTTCTAGTTCGCCACCGATTGCGTCAAAGCGTCGGAAGTAGATGTTGTACGGCAAAGCATCCTGCTGAATGTTTAACTCAATCTCAACATACTCTTTTAGAGCAATCTCTTGAGATACAAATGGTTTTCCATTCGAATCAACAACAACTTTTGAACCTGCTAATTCCTTTGTGAAGAAATCAGTCCACGCCATTTACAACCCCTTTCGAGAGTTTATCAACCCCAATAATACTACATCAGGGTTAGAAAGGCGCAATGTCAGATAAAGGCACACTCCAAGGGTCTGAAGGTTGATTTGTATTGGCTGTCTCTGTGCGGGTGCCGTTGCTTACTTGAGCGACTGTGTGGCGCTTCATGTCGATGCCTAGGTTCCAAGCGGTGACCACAATCTTTGAGCGCTTAGCGCCCGTGACCTTATCGTCCCAATTTTCTTGAAGTGCGGTGCCTACAACAATTACCGACATTCCCTTGCCTAAAGAATCTGCACAGTTCTCAGCAATCTTGCCCCATGCTTTTACATCCCAAAAAGTTGTATCTATATTTTCCCAAGTGCCATCAGGTTTCTTACTGGACTTAGATGTAACTACTGTGAATACTGCTAAGGCTTTACCGTTTGGAGTAAATCTTAGTTCAGGGTCATTGACTATATTTCCTGTGATTGTTATTGGTGCGCTCATGCTACTTGCCTCTCATTCGTTATTGGTTTGGCGATTATGTTTAGTTGTTTTCTTATTCTGTCGCGTTCTTTATTGGATTTTCCACCCCAAATGCCGACTACTTTGTAATGTAACGCATAGGTCAGACATTCTTCTTTCCAGTAGCATCCATTACAAATCCTCTTGGCTTGCTTGTTCTCTTCCGTTATCTGATTCTTCTCGGGAAAGAAATAAATCGTGTCTATCCCCCAACAACTCGCTCCCTGAAAATTCCAAGGCATCACTATTTTCATCAAGTTCCTCTCCGACAATTAAACGATTAGGGGAAGTAGCATCTAACTTAGCCACAATTCTTCCGTTTCGCCATACCTTGCCAGCAACTACACCATCATAAAAACTAGGCTTAGGCTGTACTAGAGAGTCACACTCTTCCCAAAAAATACATCGGGAACAATAATTTAATGCGGGTTGTGCTAAATCTAAATTGAATTGGTCAAAGAGCCAGGGGTCAGCATCACGGCACGGCGCTTTAGATACAAATGAACCCATGTTGTAATTTTAGCGCGAGGTTTCATCATTGTTATTTATTTCGGGGGTCTTGCGTGTCGCCCAATCCCCGTAGCGCTCGCGTATCAATGCGTTAAGTAAATTGATTCTTTCTTCTTCGTCCTTGGGTCTAGTTGTCTCTGAGTCCGACATCATCGTTGCCCTCCCAATTTTTTAATCCGTGGTGAACTAAACCAAGATGTCGCCAATCAGGATTTTGGTCATCGGCAAGAGTCAGGGTCCAGTAATCCTTATCGCCTTCGCCCATCCATTCAGATACTAAAACCCATCCCGTACAGATAGCAGGTTCAACAAAGGCGATGCGCCCGATTTCGGCGAGCGCATCGTCTATTGCTGAAGGCTTCTTTTGTTCTTCTTCATTTCCCATTTAGGGAGGTTAATACCAAAAGTTAGAACTCCAAAAGCGCCACGCCGAGCAGGGATTCGAATATCGATGTTCGATATAAACAAGTCCTCGGGTTACTTGGTCCTCGACTGATAAGTCAGGGTCAAGTCCGAGTATTTGTGGAATTCCGCCAGCATGAAGTTTTTCTCCATTTTGGTAGACGGGTGTTTTGTTGTAAGCGCTTGGACGCCAGTTTGATTCCTTGGTCCAAAGCGATAGCAAACATTCCCATTGAGCGGGAGTATCCCAACCATAAGCACCGAGACTTTTCTTAGCGAACTCTTTAGATGCTTCAGGAGTGCGTTCAGTAAGTATTGGTTTGATGATTACTTGAGCCGCTTGGGCTGGTTCGTCAGGTGGGATGTGGAATGGATTTAGAAGTATAAATCCGATAATGAATAAGGCGACTGGAACTGGTTTCGAAATAACTTTTTCATAGAATCGCATATTCCTCCATAGTTAGGAGTGAACATTCATTCGCTACTGGATGTAGCGCTCTTCTGTTGTCGGTATCTGACCGACCTCACTTTGGCGAGTAGGTGTTTTGCGAACCTGTTAAAAGGGTACATCATCAAGATGAATGAGTGTCAAGGGTAGGCGCTCGGTGGCGGAGCGATGAAAGTCACGCTAGAGAGAGGACGGACGCGTGACAGGCGCTACTACGCCACCGAACTATTGGGTACCCGCGTAAATGATACCCCACACATAACCATGAAAGGTTAGAAAATGGTTATGTGGTTCATCCCGCCAATCTAAGAAGAGACCGACGGGATGAATTTTGTTAGTTACTTAGTCAAGGCGACTGCCAGCGCTCGCTTCGATTCCGTATTTTCCAAGCACTTGAGCAAACGCTCCAGCAAACGCACTCTTACGGTCTACGCTCTGTCCGAATTCACGAACCCAAATCTCGTAACCACCGTAATAACCTTTGCTACCAATCTCTTGAGACTTTAACCAATTCACAAACGCACCTCGCGCTGGTGAAATGTTTACCCAAGCGAATCCGCAAAGACCGTCAAGAATGTAAGTTTTTTTCTTGAAGTCAATATCATTTCCAAGTGGAGTAGTCGGTGAACCAACTACAAACTTTGGAGTATCTGCATCTTTGCCAGCCGCTAGACCAGCCTCGTATGCTTCAACATAAATGCGCTTACATTGAGTTTTTGTAAGAGCCTTTTTCTTTTCGATGACTGAAGTTGTCATTTGTATCCCCTCTCTTGGTTACAAAGTAAGTATATCAAACCCTAGTTAGTTATGCAACTACCTTTGCTTGGTTTTTAATTTGTTGTTCTTGGCACTCTCCATAAAGTTTATGGTTTGTTTGACGATTGATTACATAGGTCCCACACTCTTTGCAGACTGCTGAGTATCTTTCCATTTAGATTTCCTCTCTCACAGTAAATGCCTTGATGATGTATTCCTTGTATCCAGCGGCGATGTACTTTTCACCAAACTGCTTTGCAATCTCTCTCTTGGCGAAGAAATACTTTTCTTTCCAGCCAACAATCTCTACTTCGTAAATTGTCATTTCCGTTCCCTTTCTCTCGGTTACAGGATAAGTATATCCTACTGGGGTTAGGAATTCAACTTAAACCGCGCCAATTTTCTAGCCTTAGCCGATTCAGCCTGTTCTGCGAGCGCTTTGTCCAACTGCGCCCTGCGGATAGCCCGTAATGAGCCTTCAGAGACCCGTAGGGGCTTGTTACGCCTTAGCCATGATGGAAGTATCACCCGAACCACCTACCGCTCTCTATTGACCCTACAATCCCGAAAATAAGCAGGATGCCTCCCAGGAACACGCAAGCCTCAAGATTCTCCGCCCAACTGCGTCCCTTGGAACTCAATCGGATTCCCTTCTTGAGCAATCGACCTTCTATGAAACCGATGTCCTCATTGATAGTTTTCATGCTGTCCTCTCTTTGATTTGTCGAACTACACCGAAAGCCTGAAGTGAAGCATCAGCCTCACACCTAAAGCAATAGGTTTTTCCTTTAACCATCGTCAGTCTTAACTCGCTACCGCAAGTGAAGCATTTCATTTTTTCTCCTCCCATATAACTTCTGTCTCACCGCGGACTGTAAGTAGTGCCACGATGTCTGACTTAGGAATCTTCCTCTCCAAGATGATTCCCTTCTTGCCAAATCGATTGGCAAAGAATTCTGCTTTGGATTTATCTAGTGTCCAAGATAATCCGTTCTCGTTTAAGAATTCTTGGCAACCTCTGTAAATAGTTACCTCTTCAGGAAGCAAGCGCAAGGATTCTTTATCCTCGTCATTCATCATGTCGTTACGGTCTCCACGGTCAGCGGAAAGTAATTTCTTCCAATCCTTTAGATAGGCATACTGGTTTTCTGTATCTATCCAAACCTGAGTAAGTAGTTGCCAGTAATTAACAATCCCTAATTGCTTCTCGATTTTCTTGAACGCTTCAACTCTGTATGGGCGCTCATGTAAAAATACATACTGGCTGTAATTCCAAGACCCAAGCGCTTCTTTAACTGCTTTTAACTTCTGAGCATATTGAGCATTGGCGCTACCGTTGGAACGAAATGGCACTTGATAGACAAGTGGATGGCGCAACATTTCCCATTCGCCTGTGCTTTTTTCAAAGTATGGAAGCAGGTCAGAATGAAGTGGCTCGCTATGTTCAGCGACCAACTGTGCCATTAAATCTTCTACTTGACTCATTAGTTCCCCCTCTTCTTGTACTTAGTTTCCAGTATTTTCAACTGCTGGTCAAATGACACGCCGTACTTCTCTGCAAGACTTTGGCAGATGATGTTCGCCTTCTCTTTGTTCTTTGCATTGTGTTGTTCTTGCTCCAAGATTGATTCAGCGGTGTGTGGTGTTCCGTCGTAGTAGTGAGTTACAACTTCTCTGTTCCATTGAAGATTGAACCACTCTGTTACCGCTGAACGCTCTGTCTTGATGACCTCTGTGTATTTTCCGTTTTTGAAGTAAAGGAACTCACCGCTCTTTGTTGGAGCGTTTGCTTTTTCCTTTGCAATCTTCTCAGCCTTTTTTGCATCTCTCCAAGCCTTTGCTTCAGCCTTGGCAATTTTGTCGGCTGTCACGATTCTTGATGGACGATTCAAAACTTCTGCTGGAGCGCTTGGGTAACAAATTGTGCAAGCATCCTGACCAGCATCCTCGACGATTGTGTTCTCGTCGTCGTTGCTGTACTGAACTAACCAGTTGTATCTAGTTGTTGGAAAACAAGTATTGCAATCCATTGAACTGTGAACATGACCATTGCTGGCAAGAACTAAGAACGCTCTTGTCCATGGGTCTTGGTTGTAAATCTTGTTTAACTTTGCAATCTCAACATTGACTGCGCTGATTTCAGATTCAATAACAGCAATCTTTCCAATCGCTTTCTCAATCTCATCAACTCTAGTTGGGTAATGCTTCTCATAAAACTTCTTTGTATCTTCAGCAACATCTAACTTGCTGGATAAATCCCAACGCTTGTGATACCAAGATGATAACTCTGTATCAATCTTGACTGCGAACTCTTTTGTGACTGACATGGTTTCCCCTCTCGTATTTACAACCCCAGTTTAGCATGGATTGTCCACAAGGTACAATTAACCCTAGTTTGTGTCCCCCGTGTCCCCGTGACCCCTGTTCTAAGGGTCAAAATGCGCCTGTTTCGTATCCTCGCTATCTGCTCGCTGGTCTTTTGGTGGACTTTCCTGCCTACCGACTCAGCCTCGGCGAATGGCACGATTTCAGGGACCGTAAACGAAAATGGGACTTTGACCCTTGCCCCTCCACAGGGCTACAAAATTGGTGGGATTCAGTTTGCCTCTTATGGAACGCCCGTCGATTTTGCAATCGGGTCATGCCATGCAAGTAATTCAACTGCAAAAGTAGAAGCGGCGATAAATAACAATTCATTATCGATAGCCGCGACCAACGATGTATTCGGCGACCCTTGTTCGGGTGTAGGTAAAAGACTTAGTGTGATTCTTACAGTCGAACCAATAGTTGTTCAACGGTCACTAGCCGCACCATCAGGACTTCAAGGACAGTTAGACGGTTCAACAGCAACGGTTAGTTGGAGCGCACCAGCGGAGGGCAATACTCCAGTAGAGCGATACGCAATTTTTTGGTCTTACGATAATTGGGCAAGCGGATGGGCTATTGCTTCAACAACTCTTAGCGCATCAATCTCAGGTATTCCCGCGGGAGCGCAAGTACAAATAAAAGTTCGTGCCGATAATGATTCACTAGCGGTTTATTCAGGTTGGTCAAACGAAATCAATTTACAAACAACACCTAGTCCCGAGCCTTCTCCAACTCCGACAGCCTCTCCTGAATCGAACGAAGCATCACCTTCACCAACAGAAAGTCCAACGCCAAGCCCAAGCCCAACCCCAACAGAAACCACAACGCCTGAGCCATCTCCTAGTCCCTCCACGGTTCCAACACCTCAACCAACTCCTCAGCCAACTGCAAGTCCTGAGCCTTCTGTAAGTCCGTCACCTGAACCATCGGCGAATCCTTCACCAACACCGTCGGAACCATCGCCCACTCCTTCTCCGACACCTCAACCAACATCGGAACCAACGGCTTCACCATCTCCAAGCCCTGAACCTTCCGTAACTCCGACTCCTCAACCTGAACCGACCCCGCAACCTTCGCCGTCCACAACTGAACCCACACCCTCGCCATCACCATCTCCTTCCGTTGAACCAACACCAACTCCGCAACCTACACCCGAACCTTCACCATCTCCAACACCTAGCCCAACTCCATCTCCGCAACCTGAACCGATTCCCAATCCCGAACCAACCCCTGCTCCGAATCCAAACGGTACCCCCGCGGTAGAGCCGACTCCATCTCCGCAACCTGAACCTTCACCTGTTCCTGTTCCTGAACCCACTCCCATTCCGTCCCCTGAACCTGAGCCAAATCCAAATCCTGTAACGCCAATCGAACCTGCCCCTGAACCACAACCGCTCCCCGAGCCTGAGCCAACTCCTCAGCCCGTTGAACCACCTGTGACTGAACCCGTTGAACCCCCAACGGATACTGCCCCGATAAATCCCATACCCGAACCACTACCACCTATTGACCCCGAACCATTAGAACCATTGCCACCAATAGAAGAACCATTAGAACCTCCAGCGCTCGAACCAATCGAGCCACCTGTCGAGGAAGTTCCTGTCGAGGAACCACCAATCGAAATCCCAGTAGAACCAATCCCAGTAGAGCCACCGCAAGAAAATCCGTCCATAGAACCATTGGAAACCTCCGAGATTATTGATGATGTTTTATCGGATGGAAAGATTACACCCGCTGATGCTGAAGCGGTAGTTGATTCATTGATGGAAGATGGACAAGTTACTGAAGCCGAAGCAACTGCCTTGATTGAAACTCTTACAGATGGTGGCGCTTTAACTCAAGCCGAAGAGGGTTTAATTATCGATGCTCTTTCAGCAGATGGTGAGATTACTCAGAGCGAAGTAAACAATCTTTCAGAGACTCTTTCTCAAGATGGAAAATTTACTGCCGCTGAAAAGGAACTTGTTGCTGAAGCCCTTATTGAATCTGCTCAAGGCGAAGCGATAACTGTTGAATCTATCGCCGAGGCTGGAATCACCTTAGAAGATTTACCTCCTGAGCAACCTGTTGAAGTTCGTCAAGATGAGAATGGCAACGAGGTTGTTATTACAGCCGAAGTCGCTGTCGCTTTAGAACTGCTCACCTCGGCTGGAGATATTGTCTCAGCCATCTTTGAAAGCCCCGCACAACTTCTCTTCGCTATCGGAAACCTTGGAGCAGATATGTCTCCTGAAGAACGCGAGGAGGCAAGTAAAACAGTTATTGCCGCGACAATCGTTGGCAATATCGCTACGACTACAATGGCTACCGCAATCGGTAGTATTGGATATAGGAGACCAAATTGAAAGACTTCTTAAATGACCTCATCGGTCAAATATGGACAATGCTCGGAATGTTTGTTGCTTGGATTCTTGTTGATGGTGTTGCTAAAAATATCGTGGGCTATGCAATCCTAATTACTTTTGGCGTTTGGGTTCTGACTTATCCTCTTCGTCGGAAGAAAGAGGACTAAACTCCTCCGACTTAGCGAATGGACTAAACGCTCCATTGATTTCATCGAGAGTTAGTTTCCCGTCGTCAAGATATTCACGGGCTAATCTTTCTGCCACGGATGCGACTGCTAACAATCCAGCCATGGATAGCGATACCCAAGTATCAATCCCAACAATCGCCCCTGCACCTAAAGTGCCAAGTGCGCCAACGGTAAACACCGCAACCATTCGACGCAATATGTCTTGGACTTTTTTCATGCGACAAGTCTAGCGGATTCAATTTCCCGCTTTCTTGGCACTCTCGCTTTCTTAGTCTTGGTCATCACCCGAACTCTTTTCTCGTTGAAGGCGTTTGCCAATTTATCGGCATCGGGCTTTCCGAGATACCTCGTAGTGAATTGCAGTAAGACATCGGCGAACTCTGCTCCATGGGATTCTCTGCCCCAAGTTATGTGATGGGCAATCTCATGAAGGACGATGAATTTATTTCTGCCCCATTTATTTAATCGAATCAATCGGACGGTCTCCCAGTTCCGAGTTCTCATCGTGGCATGGTTTCCGTTACCAGCCTCGACCAATATCTTTGACGGATATGTGCTGAACTGGAATCGATACTGCTCATGAAGTTTCTTAGTCCTCTGATGAGATAGCACCTGATTGACGAATTTCTGCGCCTCTTTGATTGTCATGAGTTCGCCCGTGTCATAGAACCCTGCGAGCCTCTGAGCATCGTATAGCCGTTGTTTCTGACTGTCCCTAGGTTTTGTACCTGCCATGGGTATTCCTTTCTCTTAAGGACCATTATACCAAATGGGGGTTATGAAATATCCCTAAACTTGAGTCGGCTCCGCTCAACTTTTCCCCGACACGCCGCGATTAGGTGCCTGAAACCGCCTTTCTTGATTGGCTTTATTAACCCCCGTTTGGTATACTCAGAGATGTCCGAGAGGAGGACAAGATGGAAAAGTGTGTGAAGTGCGGGGTCGCTGTTGAAAAGATGGAAGTCTTTCAAGGTGGCGTTTGCTTGGCTTGTTACGCGGTGGAATTCGAAAAGGAATTTCAAAGCGCTTTGAAGATAGCGAGGTTCAAATAATGGCTCTTGACTACAAAGGTTTTGAGTGGGGAAATCGAATTTCCTCCGATGAGGATTCAGTCGATAGATTCCTTCACGAAGGTTTAGTCCCACAATCACCATCTGTCGGAGATTTACATGGTGCCGCTGAATGGTTGGCAACTTATGGTGCTGAAAATTCTGAGGATGCTCAAGGATGGGCGAATGTCGTTGCGTTCTTGATTTTGACTGCGGAATCTAAAGAGAAGCGTTCGGTCTTGGCTCAGGCAAAAAAGAAGTTTGCCGAGGCTAACGGAATTCCTGTGTCACAAGTAAGAATTAACAGGAATAACTAACCCGAGTTATGTTATACTCAGATTGTCTTAGAGAGGAGACAAAATGACAAAGCAAGAAGGTCGTCCGTTTAATGAGGATGAACTCATTAACCAAATAGGTCGCATGAATGTTTTTGCTATCTCAGGTGGTCGCGTCGGAGTTATTGTAAATAACGAAGGCGAGACTGTTGAGGTTCAATTACCAGTATCAAACGGATACAGAGTTTCAATCGCTTTAGGTTGGAACGATACATGGACAGTAAGCCGTCAGTTCGTCCGTAAGGGCGTTGTATCTGACAAAGGCACTTTAGAAAATGTTTACTGCGAGCAGGTCGGCGAGATTGCTTACAAAGCATCTTGCTTCAGAAATGTTCAATTCGGAGAGAAGGAGAGCGCATAATGACTAAAATCAAAATCACTTGGAAAGCGTTTGGCGACCAGCCACAGCGCGGACGCTTCATTAGTAGCGTCGAAGTAGAACTAGCAAAGCAGGTCAGCGATGACTTTAGAATCTGCAATGCAATCTATAAGGTGACAAACCTTCAGGGTGAACTTGCTGACTTCGGTGCTTCACTAGCGGAAATCAATCTATGGGAAACAATCGAATCAAAGTTGTCTCCAACTAGAACTCACACATCCCTTTCAGTAGGCGATGAGGTTGAGATTGATGGTCGCGCTTATGTCTGCAAAGACCTTGGCTTCCAAAGAGTCGAGGTAAGCGCATGAATCTCATTGAAGCAAAAAAGATTGTTGGCAACCAGCCAACTTGGGCTTTGAAGAATATGGTCAAGGCTCTTAAGATGTTGCCAGCAATGAACACCGCGGAGGATGAACTAAATCTGCAAGCGGCGAAGATTGTGCTTAAAGATAGAAAGTAGTTTATACTGGGGTTTAATATAGAGAGAGAAGGAAATATGGAACACGCAATTTTAGTTCATTCGCCCGAGTATGCGAATTGGGTCTTTGACCCTACGCATCCAACTCAAGGGCGTCGGTTCCTTCATGCCCGTAATCAATTCCTTTTGCGAGCGCAAGAGCGTCATTTGAATGTGTATGAGATTGAACCTCAGATACCACACACCGATGACCTTCATTTAGTTCACGATATGGAATATGTCTACGATGTAACCGTTCGCGGGGAATCGGCAGAATGGGATGGACAACGCCACGACTTAGGCGAACTAGCCAAGTTATTCGCTGGCGGGACTTTGACTGCCCTAGATTCTTTGATTGATTACAAAACTAGATTGGCTGTTCACTTCGCAGGTGCAAAGCATCACGCGATGCGTGACTACTCAAGCGGATTCTGTATCTTCAATGACTTTGCTATCGCCGCTACCAAGGCGACTGAAGAGTATGACCAGCGCGTAGCCATCTTTGATTGCGATGCTCACCATGGTGACGGTACTGAAATGCTGTTGAAGAAGAATAAGAATGTTATGACTTATTCAGTTCATGAGTATGGAATTTTTCCAGGCACGGGTTTGATGAGCGATTGGAAACACCGCGCTTACAACTTCCCGCTTGCATCTAAGTCGGGCGATGAAGCCTTGCTATCTGCTACCGAGGGATTCCTTCAGGCTTGCGATGAATTCAAACCTACAATGATTTTCGTTGCCTGTGGTGCCGATGCTTTGAAGAATGACCCGCTCTCATCTCTTGAGTTCACCAAAGAGGGTTACTTCGAATCCATGCGGATGATTAGGGAGCAATACTTCGACCATCCAATTCTCCTAGGCGGAGCAGGTGGTTACCAGCCTGACACGGAAACCCCTGACCTATGGGCGACAGTTGCTCTAGGACTTATGGCGGTTCAAACCGAGGTTGTAAAACCCTAACCGTTACGATTGGTGCCATGAACCCACCAAAAAAACTGCTGACACAAAACAGCGAGTTAAAGCCTGACGGAATCTTTAACTGGACTCTACCTGCCTTTGCAATAAAATTAACAGATGGAAGTAATTTTAATGTTTGTCCGCAAGCAGGAGCCTGTGCAAGTTTTTGTTATGCAAGAAATGGGACTTATCTGTTTAGCAATGTGCGCTCGCGCCATGTCTTAAATCTTGAATATGTAATGCACTATCCCGAGCAATGGTTTGAGCAGATGTTGGCTGAGGTGCAAAAGCCGAAGATGATTGGCAAGCACATTCGAATTCACGATGCTGGAGATTTCTTCTCTGAAGATTATCTCAACCTATGGTTGAAGATTGCTAGGGCAACTCCCGATGTAACTTTCTATTGCTACACAAAGGAAGTCGCTCTATTCAAGAAAGTCGTTGAGCCTGATTGCCCTGCGAACTTTCGTTACCTTTACAGTATGGGCGGAAAGCAAGACCATCTGATTAACAAAGAGACTGACCGCCATGCTGAAGTCTTTCCCGATGATGTCGCTATTTTGGATGCAGGTTATATGAGCCAAGATGCAAGCGACTTATTGGCTATTACTTTACCGAGTAACAAAATCGGCATACCCGCTAATAACATCCGCCACTTTAATAAAAAATTGGCTGGTCGTACCTTCGGCGATGTGCAAGATGAGATTGACCAAAAGCGCAAAGTAAAACTAAGCGGGGCATAATGACAACAATCCTTGCCGTTCAACATCCCGATAAAGTCTCTCTAGGCGCGGACTCACAGGTAACTGCTGGCAATGGAAGAACTGCTAACCATCCTCAGATGGTGAAGATAAGTCAGAAGGGTGATTACATAATCGCGGGTGCTGGAGAATGTGCGCCTTGCGATATTGCTCAACATATATGGATTCCTCCAACTCCTACCGCTAAAGACTGGAATAACCTTTATCACTTTATGATTGCCAAGGTTGTCCCCTCACTTAAAGCCTCTTTCAAAGAGAACGAATACAAGTGGGATACCGACGATGACGAAGCAAAGTTTTCTTTTCTTATCGCATTAGGCGGAGAGATATTTGAAATAGCCGATGACTTCTCGGTGTGCCTGGACTCAAAGGGTTTCTACGGTGTTGGCTCGGGTTCTAGTTATGGAATCGGTGCGCTATCGGCTGGAGCATCACTACCCAAGGCGCTCAAGATAAGTTCGGATAACGACGCCTACACATCCGCCCCATTTATTTATTTCCATCAGACAAAGCGAAAGGTTGCATCCTCCACTAAAAAGTAGTATCCTAACCCCAGTTGTATATCCTTACAACAAGAGAGGAATCTATGGAGAATCAACAAGAACTGATTGACCAAAAGTTCAGTCAGATTGTAAACAAGCCAACAATCAAGATGAAGCGTCCACCATCAAAGTTCCCTGAACTACGCTATCTATGGGGCGCTACTTTGTTAGGAAGTTTTATCCTGATTGTCATTAGTTCGGTAGTTACTACGATTATCGAAGCCCTGTAATCCGCACACGCAGATTACGCGGGACTCAAAGTAAGTTGGATTAGGAACGGGAATCACTCGGTAGCAATCAGCCAAGTGGTTCTCGTTTTTCCATATATCGTTCGGGGTCATAAATAGTTAGAGCCTTTGCTATTAAGTGAGGTTGTAAAGTCTTTGCATGATGTCCGCAAAAGTAAAGGTCACCATTTAGAAACGAGGCTCCGACCTTTGCCTTGGCTCCGCATCTATCGCAATTCTCGAACACCTCAAGAGGCGCTTGAACCATTGCGGTCATTTCTTTTTTTTCGACTCAGGTGGATATTTCTCAATCCACTCTTTGATTCTTCCGTCTTTGTGAAGTCGCACTATCCATCCATCCTTTATCTGCATTGGATTAAATGGGTGTTTTGTTTTAGCGCTTCCTTTTGCCATTACTTAAGGCGCCCTGCATTTGTATCTGTGACTGGACCTCCGACAATCCAAGCACGGCAAGTTCTAGCGCTCGCACATTTGAAATCGAAAGCCTCGCAATATCCCAACTCACCTGCATCGGTTACATCCCAAGCGGTCTCGCGGTTATCTCCTTGGGCTAATCCGCCCTCGATACATTGGAGCATCGCTGAGGTTTGGATAAACGCGGCACAGTTGCCACATCTTTGTTTCATGGCTTCCTCGGCGCTTACGCCCCATTCAGCCCCTATCTTCGCCCAGTAGTCATCATTAGGCTCGGACGGGTTCAAAGGACCGTACATAGCCGTCTGAATGGCTTTGGCACGGTTCTCAAGGTTGGCTCTTACATCCTGCGTCGCTGTTGGGCATGAAGCCTTCAATAGAGCGGAGACTGCTGGTGTAAGAGACATGAGCCAAGGGTATCAGGCGAACAGATGTTCGAATTGTGTGGCACAAAAATACTTTAGAAATATCCTTGTTTCGGGATGATTATTAACCCCCGTTGTGTTACACTTGATGTACGAGGTAAAGAGAGGAAATAAAATGGCTAAAAGAAGTCAGTTAGAGGTGGGTCAAGAATGGGCTTACCACAGAGAGCGCAAGCACGGACACATTGCTTACGGCGGTTATTACAAAGTCGTTATTGAATCTGTCGAGCCACATGAGCAAAGTAGATACGGTGGCGCAGTCAGAAAAAGCAACAGCGGTTTAGGCGTCTTAGTTTCTGTCCACGAAAAATGGCAAGGCGAAATTAGGGTTCATCAAAAGGTTGTTCAGTTGAGCCAGTTATGGAAGCCATGGGCTGAATATGAAGTTGCTCAGGCTGAGTACCTAGTTCAATACAAAATCTCTCAAGAAAAGGCGAAGGTCGCTAAGGCTGAGGGAGAAAAGTATAAGCAAGAAGTTTACAACCCTGCTTACAAAGAGTTCATCAAATTGATTGCAGAACTTAGCGGTGGCAAGTATGTCAGCGGTTGGACAAGACTTGAAGAGTTACCAATCGAAGTATTACAGGGCATCGTAAAGTTGGCTCAAGAAAAGGCGGTGGCGTAATGACTACAAGTGATTATCTAAACGAAGGCGGTTCAATAGTTGTTGAGCCTGAAAAGCGAGAAGTCAAAGTAGGAGACATCTTCTACACATCATGGGGCTACGACCAAACGAATGTCGAGTTCTACAAAGTAGTTCGCGCTACAAAGTCATCTGTATGGATTCAGCAAACAGGTCAGACTCGAGAAGATGCGACTTACGGCGGTGGCGATTACTGGACAACTAAATCAACAGGTGAGGTCAAGGGTCGTGCGGTTTACAACAGCGAGACAGGCGACTACGACATCAAGTTCCCGCCAATCACTCAGCACCGTATTCAGTATGGCTACGGCGAACCTGCCATCAGAATCAATTCTGTGGTGAACGGATGGTTATGGGACGGTCAGCCAAAACAGGCTTCAACTGGTCACTAATAGATTAGATTATTAACCCCAGTAGTGATATACTGGGGTTGTTCTCAGAGAGGGGAATCAAATGGCTCAGAAAGCAGTCAAGAAGATTGGTCAGTATCGCCTTTACAAAGTAGAGGGATACGGAATTTACGAAATCTACTACGGCACAAAGGCAACTGGTGTTCATGTAGAAAACATCGCTCACAAAGAAAACTTTGAGTGGGCTGTTAGAGAAATCAAGAGAGGCGTTCAACAGGCTGTTAGAGAAGGCTACGGAATAGGGGTAAGCAACTAATGAGTAAATATGAAATCGAATCAAGTGGCAAAACTGTCACAACTGTTCATCACGAAGCAAGCACTTTCCTTAGTTTTTCTGAGGAAAATCCAGTCAAGGTAACAATCTTCAACAAGGAGTATTTCTTAAACTGGGCTTCAATTCACACCGTTTGGGATTCAGAATACATTCCTGAAGCAATCTTAAAGGTAAGTTTTGTAACTATCTTAAAGAGCGGTTCGGCTGGAGAGAAGTACGACAAAAGAGAATTCAGCCTTCGTGACATCGGGAAATATATCGTGGGCGAGGAAGAGACATTCAAGTCAATTTTCAAGCAACACGAAGAAACTATTCAAAAGATTACTAAGGAATTAGTTAGTGCCTAATTGATTTCTAAACCCCAGTAGGTTATACTGGACTTGTTCTTAGAGAGGAGAACATAATGACTCAAGGCATCAAAGACCCAATCACAGGTAAGACCTACATCTTCAAAGGTCTTACACCTCAGCGCCGTATCGCAGAGCCTTGCGCTCACGGCTCTCACAATGCTTGCAAGTCTGCACCTCAAGACTTGATTCAAACATTCGGTTTCGAATTCACTAAAACAGTTTGTTGCTTATGCCAATGCCACTTTGAAGGGGAGGTTCAATAATGGGGTGGGATGTAACTCAGGTCGGTAGCAATATCACAACTCGCAAGTTCGTCGAGCATGAAATCAAACTTTCATACGACGGAGTTTACGAGGCAATCAAAATTGTCGAGGGCAAGAATCAATACGGGCAAAAGGCTTTCTATGTCGCACTCAGGAAACTTGAGGACGGCAAGGTCGTGGCGCTTGTTTATCTAACTCGGCGCAAGAATGGTGCAATCGCCATCAAGGTAATTGGAGAATCATCAGGTCCAGCACAAATCGAGGCTCCAGCATCTTTCATCAGGTTGCTATCACCAACTCAAGATGAATGGGCATCGCAATGGCGAGCAGACTGCATCAATCACTACATATCAACTAAAATCCTAAAGGGGGTTTCATAAAATGGGGTACACACATTACTGGACAACAAAAAGCGAGCCGCTACCTTCAGACTGGCAAAAGTTCTTTGAGGGTGCAATCGCAATTATCGAGACAGCAAAAGAGGCTGGCATCGACCTCGAGGACAACTCAGACAAAGCAGGATGGGTAATTAACATCAACGGAGTCGGAGCCAATGCTCACGAATCTTTTGTACTTGATTCGGGCGATGAACTTGGCTTTAACTTCTGCAAGACTGCGGAGAAGCCTTACGACGCTGTTGTAACTGCAATCCTTATCCACGCCAAGGCAATCCTCGGCGATGCTATCGAAATCAAATCAGACGGCAACTGGGATGAATGGGACAGCGGGAAAGTTCTTTACGAGACAGTCTTTGACTCTCAGCCTGAAAGTGTCTTAGCGTGAGCGACGAGATACTAGCCGAATTGGTGGATGAGTTTGGCACGGGGATTCTCTCGTCATCTCATCCACACACGGGTTTAACTTTGAGGCAATGTCAGATTTTGTATAACAAGTACGGACTTGAAAAAGGTACTGAGATAGTGAAAAGGTGGAAGAAGTTAAACGCTTTGAGGGACCTTAAGTAAATCTGCAACTGTGATTGTAAATCCTTTTGTTGAATACTCGGGGCGATTCATCTCACGCCTTATTCCGTAAAACGCTATCGCCTTACTTACTTTGGCGGTAGGAACTGTCAGCACGGAATCTTCAAGGATAAATGACCAATGGCTTGCCTTGGTCGTACTGATGCCCGATGCGTACCAGCAATCAAGAACATCTGACCAGCACTCTGTTTCAACATAGAGATTGCCTGTTTCTTTCCAGCGTCTATCGCGCTTGACCTCAACTGTTTCAATCGGTGCGGTCAATAGTGAATTGACCATAACCTCGCCTTGTTGCCCGAAGCGTAAATCTAAATCCCAATCAGAGCGACTCATAGTGTTCCCCATTGATTTGTTTGTCCGATAGATATTGGCGCAATGCTTTGAATGACTGAGCGGTTCTCGTAGAGCGCTAATAGTATTGCTTCAGCGCGGTCAGGGGAAGCGACGCCCCGTTTCTTCATATCTATCTTTGACTCAATAACAACTCGACCCGACGCATCCGATGTATATGTTGGACCTGCCATTTGAGATAGCACGAACCTATCTACATTTAATCTAATGTCCTGTTTGCCGTCTTTAGGTTGAACCATCTGCCGAGCGTTCCACCACATCTCTGCTCTTTGATTCTTGAACTTGGCTTGGTCTTTAGGCTTCTCGGCTACATTGACTGCGATGATGTCAGCGGCGAGCGCTCGCTCTTTGCACCATCTATCCAACATGGAGACAACGCCCCAACCTAATCCGATGGTATCGACCTTAACTCTAATCCTGTCTCGTACTGCTCTCTCTTCGTGCATCTTGATACAGGCTTCAATCTCTCGCATGACCACACCTGCGACATCAACTGCGTTAGCATTTTGCTTACCCGATGAGCGATGAACAATGCTTACCGCTCCGCCATCTAATCGAGCAATAACGAATTCATCTCCGCCATCTGATGCAATATCAACACCAAGTTTAATTATCTTAGATTCAATCGGCTCTTCATTCTCTGTTGCTAACTCAGCCCATGCAAAAGGAATTACCTTGCCTGTACTTGACTTAGGGAACTGAGCATTAACACGGGCTTCAACGAATGGAGAATCCTCACCGAACTCGGAGATAACATCATTAACCCAAGTTTGGTCTACGAGGTGCGTCTTAACTTCGTGGGCTTCTATGTAATCAGGACATGAGCGGCATCTGCCAGTTTCCTCACCCGTAAAGTTTGGAGTGTCATAGGCACTAATTGGAATGATGTTGTATAGCGGACTCGAGCAGATTCTTTCGAACCATGTCTGCTCTGTATCTGTTGGGGGGTTACCGAGGACAAGTAGTTTCGTATTACCACCCGTCATAAGCGACTCAAGGGCTGTACCGATTGTGTCGGATAAACCTCCAGCCTCATCAACTACTACGAGCAAGTTAGGTGCGTGGATACCCTGAATCGCTGTTTCATCATGAGCGGCTGGACTAAATCCATATCCAACTACGGTGCCATTGATTTTCCATTGAACGGTGTCGGCTTCTCCAGGTAGATTGTTCTTTGAATGAACTCTTCGGATTGCCGCCCACATAATGTTTCTAACCTGTCGGTGTGTGGTCGCTGTTGTAATTGCTACCGCTGTTCCAGGTGCGTGACAAGATAACCACCAAGCAACGGCTCTCGCGGCTAAGTGAGATTTTCCTGGAGCGTGACAAGCGGGAACTACTGTTCTTTTATTTGTCAGCACAGAATTAAGAATCTCTTTTTGTTTACTCCATAGGGTTTCATTCAACCCTTGCTCAACAAATCCAACTGGGTCGTTCTGCCATCTAGCCCACGGGTTATCTAATTCAGCATCAAGGATTACCAATAAGGCATGACGCTCATCAGGTGTAAGCATTGCGAGCAACTCAGCCTGTTTGTTTGAATCGCTTTCGAGGAACTTATCAAGAAGTCTCTCGGTCATAAGTTAAGCGCTCTTCGTTTTACGGGACTCGAGAACCTTGGCTATCTTCTCTTGTAGTTCTCCCATGGTGACTGTAACTCTAACCTCTGACACAGAATGGCTCAAGACTTCTTGCTTATCAACTCGACCAAAATCTTCAGGGACTTGACGCTCTAACCACCAAGCCGATGCTTTCCAATCTCCTTGACTAGCCGCGCTGGATATAACTGCAACCTTTTTAGCGATTGCCTCTGCTCGCGCCCGTGTGAGAGACTCCAAAAAATTCAAATATATTTTCTCCTCGGGTTTAGGTTTAGCATCAATTAGGGTTGCCAACCTGTCTCGCTCTACCATTCCACGGCTCATCCAGTTATAGAAAGTGGACTCAGAGATGTTTACCATCGCTACCGCTTTGTTTACTGGCATACCAAGGACAATGAGATTGATTAACTCCTCGCGTTTAATATCATCGAGGAGAACTGTTGTTCCTTTAGGTCGCCCCTTTGGTTTAGCGGGTTGCTTCTTTACTACTGCCGTTGCCACTAGAACTCCTGCCCTATGTACCAAAATCCTAAGTCAATATCCCAACCGTACTTACTGATATTGAAGCCAATACCGAATCCACTTTTGCGTCCCCAAGCGAACCAGTATCGTCCTATCTTCTTTTCCATGTCTTTATTCTACCTCGGTTGTACAAGCCTCAATAGGCATAAATAATAACTCAGCGATGTCTTTCCATCCATTGATTGTGTTCGCCCATTCATTCAGGTCCTCGCTATGAACTCTCATATTGTGGTCACCAACTCGAATGGTGGTGCGACCCACAGGAATATGTCCAGGCTTTGATTTTCCCCCTGCAAGAATCTCTGCCACTTCTTCAGAACTAAAGCCTGTTCCCCGCAAGCCCGTACTCATAAGAAGTTTGTTCAACTCCTGTGGGTCGTATGTTGCCAAGTCAGAGGTTCGATTATCGACGATGAGGATTTTGATTTCCTCTATCTCATCAACATCAACCCAATGAACGGCAATTTTCTCCCACCCTAACTGAAGCGCACCTTGATAGGTGTGATTGCCTGAAAGAATATGTTTGGTTGCTTTATTAACTACGATAGGTCGGTACTGCCCCATGTGTGTAAGGGACTCAATGATTGCACCGATGTCGCCTTCTCTTGGGTTAAGCGGATGAATCTTAATCTCGTTTATAGGAACTGTCTCTATATCCGTGGCACTAACTTCAGAGCGCTCGCCGCTTGGCTCAGCCTCAACTGGTTGCCGCTCGGGTAATCCCAATCGGGTTTTGATTGCCTTGAGGGCTTTTTGTTTCGTCGGGAACTCTTCGTATAACTGCTCACGCCAAGCCTTGTAGACCGTACTCTCAACCGTAAACCGCCAAGCGCTAACCTTTACTTCAGGGTCGCTAGGTAAAGGCTTAGAACCGCCCACAGGGTCTTTGTCTTGACCATTCATCAGCCTATCTAAAGTCTCAACCTCGGCTTGAGTGAAGCCCGTCCCCTCGAGTTCAGGAAGTGTGGTCAATAGACTCTTGAGTAACGGTTCGTTATATGTTGCAAGGTCGGTCAAACGATTATCAGCCAACACAATCCTGCGAGCGCTCTCTTCATCTACTTCGATATAAGTTATCTTGATTTTTTTCCAGCCGAGTTTCTTTGCCGCTTTGTAAGTGTGGTTACCAGCCAAGATGAAGTTCGTGCCGTACTGAACAACAATCGGGCGATATTGACCATGGGCTTTGAGTGACTGAGCAATCGCTTCGATGTCACCCCTGCGTGGATTCGTCGGGTAACTCTCAAGCGTGTTGAGTGCTACTGAAGCAACTTGTCCAACCTTTATGTTTGCTTTCACTAAACAGTAGGTTTCGCTGGTCGTCCTCGTCTGCGAATTAGTTTGCCTTGAGCGTCGTACTCAGGTGTACGAGAAATATCATTGCGGATGATTTTGTAAATCAACTGCTCGGATACTCCCATTGCTTCAGCAATTTCACGATAGGTGATGCGTTGTTTACGAAGTCGAAGAATTAACTGCTTACGGCGTTTGCCTAAGTCTTGAATCTGTACCTGATGGGTACGGATAGCGTCGGTAAGTAACTTAACCTCGTCAAGTCCTTTGCCGTCTAACTCCGTTGCTTCCATTACTGTACTCATATAACTTCTCCCTCTTCGAACAGGCGTTCGACAGCATCATCAAACTTAACTTTCTTTTGGATGGAGTTTGCTGTTGCAACAAATTCCAATTCAATTTTCATAATAGACTTCTTGTACGCAATTAACATTGCGAGATAAAACGGCAGTATAAAAAAACTAGCAATCGCTAATCCAACTACTGTCCACATTAAATCCCAGTTCATATTGTCCTCTCCTTCTTAACTCCTCGTATGTAAATGACTAACGAATTCTTATCGTTCTTTGGTGGCAGAAAAATTAACGACTTTACGAACTTTGAAGAATCATCGGGAAGAACTCCCGCGTCTACAAGTCCGTCAATCGCCGCCTTCGCTGAGGGATTACACGCCCCTACATCTTGTAAGCGACCACCCTTCTGATGTGGCTCCACCGTAACGGTAATCCACGCCATAGGAGGTATCTTCTCATATTTAGCCAAGAGTTGAAAACCCGCTCGCCAAGCCTTTGTTTGTGCCGCTTGCTCCCACCGATTGCCAGCGCGTTCAGCGTTTGTGAGCCAAGGTCGCTGATTGAACTCAAGACGATAAATCGTCTGCTCGGCTTCATCCATCTGACAGAAACATTCCATGACTCAAGCATGAGGGTTTGTCCTAGTCATGTCCAGTTGGGTTTTCTGTCCGTAGTTATCGATATTCCACCAAGCACCAGTTTCATCTTGAAATGGAATCTCTTCAGCCGACTCAACCTTTTGAATTAGGTAACCAAGTTCACGGGCTTTGGCTCGATTAGATTCAACCCAACCATGACACCCGCTAGTTCCAGTACCGCAAAGAACAATTAGATTCGCTGATTCATGAAGCATCTCATTCTTTGAGCCGCCCATCATTCGAGGTCGTCGGTGATGAACTGACATTGGATAACCTAAGAAATCTCGATTACATCTTTCGCACTTATAGAAAGAACGGGCTAGGACTGCCCATCGAGTTTCTTCAGATACTCGGTTAGGTTTAGACTTTGCCATTGGAGTCTTTCATCTGCGATGGCGTCCAAGCAAGCAGGGCATACCTCTGAGTTCGTTTGAACCGCCACCTGCTGTACCAGCCTACAAATCGAAACATCCTCATGAGTCAGGTGCCACCGTTCCATTATCATTTTCCAACGGAGCATCTCCACCTCTGTTCCACTTTTCAAGTAATTCTTTTTTAACTTGTGCTACAAATTCAGGTGAGGCTTTTTTCTTTTCTAACTCTTGGTACTCAAGAGACATCAGCCTTCCGCGCTCGCGCTCTCTCGAGTCGGCTAGTCTACGACGCCATTCCCGATTTATGTGTGCTGGAGTAATGGCTGTGTCAAGGTTTGAATAATGCCAAGAAACAATTTTCTTTGCTTCATCCAAAGGTACATCTGAATCAAGGGACTCAGCCCATGCACGAACCTTTAACTCATCGACCTGAATTCGTAGGTCATAGATTCCAATAAATCCTAAAAGGATTGCGAGGTCAGAGAGATTCATTGCGGAACTTCTCTGCCAAGTCGATTGCTCTAATTGCTGATTGCTCATGTTTTGTTTTAACCCCTACTCCCCTGAGAACTAAATCCATTTGACGCATTGAAGGAACTGTCCCGATGTAATCTAAAGCCTGTTCAATCTGTTCGGCTGTGTAATCGCGCTTCTCCGCGGCTTGGCAGATTGCTAATAAAGAGTGCCACGCACTTTTGCCCAACGGTTTAACTCTTTGCTTCTCCCACCATTTTCGAGCAACTGCTTCAGAGAGCGGGATAACTGCGATAGCAGTTTCATCGCTCTTTGTTGTAGATAGGACGGATGTATAGGACGGATGGTACGGAGTGGAGTTGGGGAGTGAGGGGGTCAGAGTTGGGGAGATGGGGGTATCTGAGTTGGGGAGTTCTATGTCTCCTAAACTTTGTTCCTCCCCAACAGAGTTGGGTAGTTTCTTCCATATCAACTGATAGACAGTTGCGTTACCTCGGGAGTTTCCCTTAGTAATAATCTTCAAGTGTCCATCAGCAATCATCTCGTTAATAACTTTTCGGACATACTCAACAGAGCATCGACCCTTGGTTGAGAGATTCGATTGAGATGCAAAGAAGCGACCATCATCATGAGAAATATCTGCGAGCGCTAGGTGGATGAGTAGGCGAGTCCCGTCATAAGGCGAGTCCGACCAAACTTTTGTTATCCACCTGATACTCACAAATTACCTCCACAATGCGGACAACATTTTTTGCGTCCTTGTTTTTCAATGACCCGACCTTGTACACAAAACACATCCACATAAACCTTACAGCCGTTACGAGTTTCTTTTAACCTCGCTATGCGTCCAGTTTTATGAAGAACGGACAATACACCCGAAGCCGTTCCATGGTGAAGTCCAGTTATCTCTGAGAACTCTTTCCAAGTTAAACCTGCCATCTCTCGTTGAGATAGAAGGTTCAAGGCTTGCGCTTGACGCAGGGCGGTCTTACCTGACCTATCCGCGTGAAGCGCTCGCTCCCTCGAAGTATCTGTTCCGCTGTGTCCCGAAGTTTGGTTATACGGTAACTCGGGCTGGTTCAATAATGCTGACATCTTCAATTTCCTCTTCCAACTTTGTTGGTGTCAATTTAGTTTGTTGCTCTTTGAACTTGGCACGGAATTGGTCGAGAAGCCCAACTGGGTAAGAGTCCTTGTTCGCAGTTATGTACTGACCGACTTCAGATAAAGATTCAATCGTGGTCGATTGGTTAATTTTTGCTATGACTGCCTCGGGCGCTAAAACATCTTCAGCGCTTGAGCGTTCATAGGAATGTGCATCAGGGTCCACCTCATCGGTTGGAAGTGATAGCGATTGCAGTAGCGCAGTACGGAAAGCAACTGACATGGCTTTGGCTGTTGCCTTATCGCCTGAGTCCATCGCTTCGCCAACTACCGTCGCCTTAATTGCATCACCGTTTGCTCCGATGAATGTGTAAGTCACTTTGACTCTGACATGACCCATAGCAGTTCGGTTCCGTCCAATCTCAACTGTTTGATAGTCATACTCTTCAACTGAAGGCACGATGACTACACCAAACTTTTGAAGTGCTGGCGATACAGCATTGACAACAGAATCAATTCCTCGGAAGTTAAATCCTTGGGCTGTGTTCTTGTCCTTCTTTGCGATTGCTCCAACTGCTTTCATGATTTCATTTAGCGCTTGCGCTATTGGTAATTTGTTTTCCATGTTCCCTCTCTCTATTCTGCTATTACGAACGAGACTGAAACTTCAGCGGCTACAACTTTGACTGAAGGAACAATTTCGCCTTGGGTTGATATTACTTTATCTTCGGACTGATTCAAAGCACCTAGGGCTTTTTTATCGATTTCTTTTTTGATTCGAACCAACTCAGGGGCATTTGTCTCAGCCCACTCGAGGAACTTAGATTCATCCTCAATATCGAACTTGACTCGACCTGAGATAGTTTTGATGGTGCCGTGGGGCAGGACTATGCTTTTACGGTCTTTAGAGCGCTCTGTAAGGGCGTAAGGGCGTAGGTTCGCCTCAAACCATTCAGCGTCTCTTTCGAGGTCTGTATTGACCTTCTCTAGCCATTCTGCGACCCTTTTGATTTCTCGGTCAAAGATGGCTTTGTTATCTGATTGCTTGCGTCGAATAGAGGCAAGTTTTCTCATTGCCCAATCAGCCTTTGAATCGTCATCTACGACGAATGGCTCACGGGCTGGTTCCTCAATGATTTCAAAATCATCAACTGGTCTTACTGATATTGCGTTGTCCATGCGGACTCCTCTCGTTATAGGAGAGGGTACTAAACGGGGGTTTAGTTTGTCAAGCCCTACAACCCGATAACTTGTCCAACATACATTGAGGCACCGACAACCGTACAGATGAAGAGCGCTCCGACGGTACGAATGACCCATTCGGAGCGACTCTCCATCTTTTCAAGACGGTCTGTAATGTGTTCCATGGCTTGCGTGACTCTTTCAGAATCAGAGTCGTAAACATCTTTGCGAAGATAGGTTTGGCTAACATTTAGATTCATCTGCTTGACTTCCATAGTTAGGTCATCAAGCCGACGCATAATCTCTCCTAAACTTGGCTTTACCTCTTCGCTCATGTTTTATGCCTCGTACTTCGGACGGACGACAGCCATGATTAGTTTGTAATTTCTTTTCTTTAAGAAAGCGCCATCTCCGTTTGATTGACTGCCCTTTCCATCACCGCTTGTATTGCCTTCGTAAACTTGTAGATACTTTAAGGTTGTGTTGTTCCATTTTACAATACCAACATGGTCTGCCTGAGCATCATCGTCGAACTGAAAAAATGCAATATCTCCAGCCTTTGCTTGCCCAACTGGAACCAACTGACCTTTACCTGCAAACCATTTCAAACCAGCATCGCATGAAGCAAAACCTTTTTTAGATTGAGCCGCGATTAGGTCAGATAGACCTGCCTCCTTGAAGCACCATGAAACATACATGGCGCACCAAGGTTGGTTATTGAGTCCATACCACTTACCGAACTTAGTGTCGTTATTGGTACCTTCTCGATAACCCGCATCAACCTCCGCTTTTGCGGATGCTAGGACTTTTTGAACTGACATTATTTTTTCTTCACCGACTTCTTGGCTGTAATCTTTTTTACAACTGCATCGGTTACTCCGTCGGCAATCTTGCCAAACGCAGGGTCCTTCGGATTAGCCGCTCTGATTGCGACGGGGAGGACGGCTGAAACGCCAGCCGCTAAAATTGCCTTAAGTGCATCGCCATCAAGGGCAAGGATGTCCCCGCCTGTAATCATGAAGGCTGTTGTTACTGCCGCTAGGAATGACCGTCCATACGAAGCGAGCATTGCTTTAGTTTTGCTGTCCATTGTTTCTCCTAAATGTAGGTAGGTAAATAATAACCTATGGTTTTATGAACCAAGGTAGATTAAAGATAGCGCATTAAAATAACCTGTGTGGTCTACTCCCCCGACACTCAGAATTAAATCATTATCAGGGTTATGGTCATGATGGACTCCCATACGAACATATTCACCTTTTGTAAAAGTTATGGGTATTGAGGTAACACTCATGTGATGACCATGTTGTTTTGTGGTCAGGTCACCATCTTGCCTAGCAATCTCTTGAGTTCCTTTTTCAATAAAGACCGCGCAATAGCCGCTATTTTGCCCTTCCCATAAAACTGATGCGGTGGCAATGTAACGACCAGTAACAGGGATTGTAAGTTTTGTAGGGTCGCTGACTGTCCAGCATCCCCACCCGTCTGAATTAT